GGTCTTTCTGTATCGTTGCCCGGTGCATCCACAACGAACCGCGTTTTTTCTTAGGATCTTTTTCCGGCTGTACTCGCTCCATCTCGAAAAGCAGCGACGGCTCATACCCGAAATCAGATTCAACTCTCATCTTGCTGCCCGTCTTGATGATTTCTTTCTCGCCGCGCTCGTTCATCCACTCGTCGTAGGTGTTCGCAGCCCGGCCGCAAAGAATGATATGAATTTTCGAGCACAGGTAAGCGTCGGTAAACTGGCGCCACTCCGTCTTGATCGGGTTCCAATCCCACACTGCCAACCGGTCCTTGTTCTTCTTCCGCATGTAGGATTCCACCAGTTCGGCCCATACGTGCGAGATCGAATCGATGATCAATACAGAGCAGTCCTTCTCCGCTTCATTAACGACCGTTATTAGGTCTGCAAAGGCGCGAGTCTTGGCGACTACCATCTCAAGTCCCGCCTCCCTGAATGATCCGATCACGTAATCGCTGCCAGTTTCCGTATCGAAGAACGCAACCGGCCGTTTGGGTCTTCCGGCCTTTTCTTCAATCACAGCAAGTCCCTGCGCGAGTAAGCTCGCGGTAAAAGTTTTTCCACTGCCGGCGAAACCTAGTACGCCAGCTTTCAAATATGCCGATTGGTTTTCGGCTGGTTTCAAGAGAGACATATTTACGCTCCTATCCTTGTTGGCTTGGCTGGTTGGTTTGACTCAGGCTTCCCCGGTTTCTTTGGTTTCCTTTTTGAACTGCGCAAACGAGCGACTGACGCGCGACAGCATAAGAAACGTCTCTTGCGGCAAGGCGGCGATCTCTTCCTCGGTGATCGGACGGACTGTTAACTGAGGATCGAAAACCACGCCGTCTTGAGTCCTGGCGAGCGGTTTCAACACCCGGTCAAAGACCAGCCAGTTCCCGCAGTACCAACAGATGGAGATATCGCCCTCGGATGGCGCCGATTCCGATTCGACACCCGTGGCTGCATCGAGCGTGTGGTGGCAATGCGGACATGCGGCGTCGGGCGCGACTGTATGGGTTTTGAATTCAGGCGTCATCGACCTGGACCTCGCAAAGATCGCAATCCTTTACCCGCCTATCGTCATGCTCGCCGCGCTCGTGCTCGGCCTCAAGCTTCTCGTAATACTCATCCCTCGCCGCCTCCTCGTTGTCCGAGGTGATCCGCTCGAAGCGTTCTTCTTTGTCCTCGTACCACCTACCCATGGGCGCCCTCCTCGCCGAACACGGGGACGATGGTTTCAACGAAATCTTCCGGCTTGAGCAACGGATGACACTCCCATTCGACCACCTTGCGCCTGATGAACTCGGGTTGGGCAGGGATTACTTCCTCAACGGTTTTTGTGGGAGTACAGACGGTTTCGCGGCTACAGAAAAACTGCAGCGTGAAATCGCCAACCGGGACATCCACATAGAAATAGGTTTCGTCGTAACGTTTTTTCGCGCCGGTTAGTCGGACTGCTTCGATCATGTGTTCTTTGGACGCGACTATTAAATCCGGCAAGCTCGGCGTAGGTAAATCGGGGTTAGCTTCCAAAAAGTTTGCTAGGGCGCGGAGTTGATCGATGATTGTTTGATTCATGGGTTCCTCTTGGTTGCTGAGTCTAGTGTTCATCGAGACCATAAAACGCCGCCACTGCACGCATGATTCTCGCGCGCTTTACCGGGTCGGCCACCTTGCGCAGTATCACCAGAATCTTTCGTTCTATCTTGAGTTCCTGCTCTGCCTTCGCCAATTGCTCATCGGTAATTTCAGTTGATTTAGCGCTCATCGAGGGTGCCCCTCTTTATGAATAGCTTGGTGGTGTTTTACACAGAGCCATTTCACATCAAGAGGCTTGTCGTACCCTTTGTGGTGATGGCCGTGGACCTTCGGATCGCCGCATACTTCGCACGGTTTGCGAATAAGCTTCCCCCTCTTAACGGCGTTCGACACAGCGCCGTAGGCATAGGCCTTTTCTGGGTAACGCGCCCTATAACGGCGACGTATCGCGCGGCGCTGTTTCAAATTTAGAAGCATCCGAGACTTCTGATTCAACATCAGTCTTTTGGAATGGGCTTTATAATACTTGCGGCCTCTGGCCCTTGCGCAAGTCCGACACGCACGAATAACTTCCCCATTTTTTTTGTGGATCAAGGAAATATTATCGCCACTAAACTTATGGCCGCGCTGGCAATGAGTTTTTTTCATTACTTCAGCAGCTCCAGCCAGCGCAGGTAAAAATCCCCCCGCAGATTCTGTACGAGCATGTACAGGAGGAAGCCCACGGCCGCGGCGAAGATCTCGATCCATTGCCATTGGTCCGGCGTCGGGCGGTAGTCGCGGAGTACTTTCATGGTCAATCGCCTACGTACCTCGCCATCTCTAAGCGCTTCCCTAGTATCCTGCACGTCCGGCAGTTCCAGTATTCCGCGTGGCAGGTCTGCTTGTGCAGCTCCAGCTCGACCATCAACGCCTTGGCCTCTCGGCGCTTGTCGTCGTAATATTTTGTAATGCCGTCTTCGTCGGTGGTCATTGGATTGCATTCCTCGCTTTCGCTTCCTGTACCTGCGCCATTACCGTCTTGAGTTCCTGTTCTCGTAAGTAGCGCATCCTGTTACGAAGCCAGGTATTTTCGGGCCAACACCCCGGCAACATCGGCTTCAGCGATCCGCAAAAAAAGCACTTCAGCGAGCCGTTCAAGTATTCATGAAACTTGCAGGGGGGAGTCATGTTACTTTCCGTCGTTCCAGCAAGTAGAAGTCGCCGTACCTTTGAGCGTGGACAGCCGAGCGTAGTCGCAATCGATCTGCTCCTTGAACGGACCCACCGCCTTCACGCCGTCGCCGGATGCGACCATGAACCACCAGAAAAATAGGATCGTTGCTTTGCGACTCATGGGTTCACCTTCACCGCCCCGAGCAGAATTTTGAGCGCCTCGAATTGTTCGCGAGTAAGTACCAGGCCGTCGTACCCGCCGGCGATATAGATCAACACGGACGGAATTAAGTCCGCGCGCCCGCGACACCGAAGCATTTCAACGGCGAGCCGCGATCTAAAGAACGGGTCGAATCGCTCCCCGCTGCGCCACATTTTATAGAGGCTTTCCGAGACGTGCAGATCGTAGGCAGCTTCCTTATTGGTAAACCCCGTTGCCTTCATCGTGACATCCCAAAAGCCGTCGTATTCGACACGGGGGGCGTGTCCGATTGTAGTAGGGGTGCGTGACGAAATAGTTTGGTCCAGGCACTTACTCTTATCTATTGGCACGGTTACTCTAGCCATGATGATTCCTCCAGGTGTTGATCTCGTTGGCATGTTGAATCCGATAGGCTGCGTGGTCACAGACGGAGTAGTAAGTAAGCAGATCGTGGATCGCGTTGTCGTCGTTATGAGCGATGGCTTCACGGAGTAGCGCAACGTATGCAGAAAGGGGTCTTAGGGCGGCTGTGTATTGCATGTACTTCGGTAGCGGCATGGCTCCCTCCTTTAGCCGACAAACTTTCTCACAGCGCGAGGCTTGTGGTTTGTATCGATGCCGGAATCCAAAATTTCTGTGAGATACCGCCGCGAGAACCGCAATGAGCCGCCGATCTTGGAAAACCGCAACTGGCGATCCCGCACCAGCCGGGCCACCGTGCGCGGGTGGATCTTTAAGAACGCGGCCGCCTCGTTGATCGTCATGGCGTCAGGGAGATTATCCATTGGAAACCTCCTGCTCGCCGCGCAGTTGTTTAACCGTGAGGCCCAACTCTTTGGCGAGGCGCTGGTCGAGTCGTCGGCTCGTGAAATCGCCGTTGATAAACTGGGAAACCACAGCCCGTTTCAGCCGCCACTTCTTGGCGAGGTCCACTTGCCTGATGTTTTTTTCCGTCAGTTTTCGCTTGATTTCTCTCCCGGTCATGCTCTAGTCTCCTCGGTAGTTAGGTAGTTAGCTGTTTACTATGTACGCAACATACTTACTACGTAGTACGAAGTCAAGAGAAAAAAAGAAGGGGTTCTGAATGGCGCACTTCGATAAAGCAATCTGGGCGGAAATTGCTCCCAGATTTAAGGAACTTAGAGGAGGACAACAAGTTGAAAAATTTTTAGCCAATCACGATCTTTTGGGACTCAAATGGCGTGCGATGGAGGACGGAAGGCAGGGCTTATCGGTCGAAAGCACAGTGAAGCTTTGCCACGCTTTGAACGTGTCCCCCACCTGGCTTCTGTTCGGCCGCGGGCATGTGCGGTTGGACGAAATTAGCGATGAGCTCTCGCGCAACATCCAAAAACTTTTCGACGCCTTGCCCGATGATGTGCAGGAGCACTATATCAATCTGTTCTTGGAGCTATTTCCCGATGTTACACGACCTGACGACTTTAAAGATCCTTCTAAAAAGACTCAGCCTCGACCAAAAGAAAACCGTAAAAAGGCTGCTGGAGGGCGCTAGCCGACGGCAAAATATCCACCTGATAACACCCGACGAGGATGAGCTCCCCGAGCCGATCCTCAAAAAGCGCCACTCGCCGACGTTCAAAATATCGGCCTTCGCCTCGACGGCGGCGGTCGCCCTGTTCATGCTCATGCCGACGATTGGTGATGTCGACGACGATCACCGCCACGAGCCAGCATTTTCCGAGCTCCAGGGCTTAATCCAAGGGCCGCAGTGGTCCCCCACCGAGCGGCGCACCTGGCGCAGGAGCGGCCCGTGCCACCGCGATTACATCAAGGCGCCGTGGAAGACATGAGCTGGCACGCGGTCAAAGAAACCATTCTGTTGATTCTGGCGCTGGCGTGGGCGGGCTTCCTCGTCCTGGTGCTGTCGGAGTTAAATGTCTAATCGGAAATTGCCGCCGAATTTATATCAGCGCCAGTATAAAACCCGCGGCGGGTATAAGAGGACGCTCTATCATGCGCAGTTCACCGACTGGACGCACAAGCGGCGGTTCTTTCCGCTGGGCGACGATTATGCTGAGGCGCTCGATCGCTACCATGAGCTCATGGGGCAAAACCGACGAAAGCACGACTTCGACGCCGTAACCGTGGCGCCGCCGCTCGCGCTCTTTACCTGGATCGACAAACTGCTGGCAATCAAAGCAGGCAAGCCGATCGCCGAGCGCCATGCTCACAGCGCCAAGCGATTAAAGGCGTTCTTCGGTGACTGCGCATTAACAGACATCATGAACAGCCGCATGCTCGAATACCGCGCCCAGCGAAAAGCGTCGGTCGCCACGGTCAACCGCGAGCTCGCTTTGCTCCGGTCAATTTTCAACCTGGCGAAAGCCGATAACGCGATCGGCGCGATCCCTGCGATCCCTTTTGAAGAAGAGCACAACGAGAGGGTCCGCACCGCGAGCGATATCGAATACCGCAAAATCTTGCGCGCGCTCAAGCCGGATGATCGGGACTTTGCCGAGATCATCAGAGAGATGGGATTTCGACCGAAAGACATTCACGCCATCACGCCGGCCGATATCGACTTTGCAAATGAGGCCATCAACATGAAGCGCATCCGCAGCAAGTTCGGCCACAAGCGCCCGCTGCCGCTCTCCGCTCGCGCCTGGGCGATCCTATCGCGCCGGTCCAACGGGTTAGATCCGCACGCGCTGTTGTTTCCGTTCAGCCGGCATCGAATTCGCACCGCATTCATGCGAACGGCTAAAGCCCTCGGCATCAACGATTTATGGCTCTACGATTTGAAGGCCACATTCGCAACCGAGAAACAGCGCCTTGGATGGCCCGACAAAATAATCATGGAGTTCCTCGGCCACAAGACGGCAAAAGCATTCTCGCGCTACACCCGGCCCACAATCGAGGATCTCAGGGCGTTTATCCGGCCTCCGAAACGGCGTATTGCAAGCGCATTGCAACTGAAGAAAGCGCGCCGCCTTCGTACTAGCGTTTAAGTGTCTGATTTTATTACACGGAGAAGGAAGGTGCCCGGTGGTGCCGCTGGTCTTCAAAACCGGTTTCGCCTTTTCTGGGCAATCTCAAAAGTCGATTTTACCTATGAAACTGATGGACATGGATGGACACAGAAACGCATTGAATGACACCCAATTGCAACTGAAATTGCAATCATGGGTTCGGCCCCTCTTTTGCCAAGCACTGCACACAACAACCAATTAGGAGGCCGAGAATGAAAAGAATGCTGACAGTTTTAATTTTTGTGCTGAGTTTACTTGTAGCGATTCCTTACAGTGCGCAGGCGATGCCGACTTTGTGGGAAATTCAGCTCCACGAGACGTTCAGGTACACGACAACTTTTACACAAGTACATCTGCCCGGGAGTCCGTATTTCCCCGGCACCACGGTATTTGGTCCAACGTCGCAAACCACCACCGGGCGATTTTTCTTGGACTCGGATTTCGGCGCCGCCACTTCCTTGAGTAACATAAGCCAAGTTGAGTCCGGTAACGGCTTTCATTCGCTATGCGGCGCGGGGAATTGTTTCGACCTTCTGGACGCCGCGGGCCTGTTTCTCGGTAATACCCCGCACATCGTCGGATTAGTCTTTGGCGGTATCTTCCACCCCATCCTCGAAGAGCTCTCGTTTGACGGTTGGTTCACCAGGGCCAGCACGAATAACATTTGGGACGATCCATATTTACCGCCCCTTCCGGCTGAGTTAAAAACCAGTATCGGCCCAAACGAATTTGTTCACCGTTCCGCCGACAACGGCTTTCGTAGTTTTGAGTTCGGCACCTACACTATCCGCCAGGTGCCCGAGCCCTCTACTCTGATTCTCTTCGGGGTCGGTCTGCTGGCTTTGGTGGTGCGGTTCAGAAAAAAGCTTCGATGAGCGGCAGAGTCACAACCTTGCTGGTGTGCTGTATCGTCTGGATGATTCCGATTCCCTGGAATCTCGTCCAGGCGCCGGCTATCGAGTGGCTCAAAGCCTTTGACGCGGCGCAGACCGTCAAGATCGTCGGTTGGTTCGGCGTGCCGGCCGTTCTCGATGGCACCTTTATCTATCTGCCGAATATGGCTTTGGAGGTTGCCGACTCATGCGCCGGCACGGAGTCGATTCGCGCGCTTTTAGTTTTGAGTTTGATCTACGCCTACATGCTGCCGCTGTCACCCGTCCTAAGATTGGCGATCATCGCCAGCGCGGTGCCGATCGCGGTGTTCGCCAATGTCGTTCGAATCGTCATCACGGCGGTGATGGCGTACCACGTCGGGCCGGTCGCGATAGACGGGTGGTTTCACCAAGGTGCCGGCATCTTTAATTTTTTATTGGCGCTTTTGCTGTTGGGGTTGATAGGAGAAGTTTTACGAAGAAAATATTTGCAGTCATCAGTTTCGCCGGGTTGATCTCCGGCTGTCTAGGAAGCACCACGCTGCTTTTAGTTGACCCTAAAACCGGTGAGCGGATCACCTGCCGGGGAAGGACCGGTCATCCCGTGATCGACGGCCGGCAGGCGTCGGACTGCGCCGGCCAATATGAAGCTTTGGGGTTTGTCCGCGCCGAGAACCTGACGGCCGTGCAAAAGGAGGCGGTATCCAAGCCGACGGCGCAGAGAGTTGAGCAGGACATTACGATCAGGCAGGGGAAGTGATATGAGGTGACAGTGCGCACTCTCGATGAAATAACCAAGATCGTAGAGTTATACCCGCCCGAACATCGCCGGTGGTGTGAGGGGCCTTGCGCCTGTATGGGTTGCGTGCGCGTCCCGGCGCCGCTGATAAATAACGGGCGTCCTATGAGCGACGGACTGACTAAGGAAGAATTTGAGCTATGGGAGTGCGGGAAACAGAAATGAGGATCACCGCCGATGGGACCAAAACCAGAAAACTTGAGCGGTCAAAAATTTCACATGCTTACGGCACTTAGCAAAGTTGATAAAACAACAAGATTTGGAACTAGGTGGCTGTGCCGATGTGATTGCGGAATTGAAAAGACCGTCATGGCGCACAACCTCAAATGTGGAAACACGGTGAGTTGTGGTTGCCACCGACGAAGTAGACGCTTCAGCATTCATAAACACGGTCACGCCAAAGACGGGCAAGCATCAAGAGAATACACGGCATGGGCTCATGCCAAGACTCGGTGCTCCAATCCAAACGATAAAAAGTGGAAAGATTACGGTGGCCGCGGGATTACGATGTGCAAAGAATGGCGAGAAAGCTTTAGCGCCTTTCTTTCCTACATGGGCGAGTGTCCGCCGAGATTAACGCTGGATCGCTATCCGAACAACAACGGGAACTATGAACCGGGCAATTGTAGATGGGCCAGTGTCCACGATCAGAATCTCAATCGCCGCCGACTTCCACGCTCTGCGGCAAACAGCCTACAAACTTAACTAGAGCTTTTCTGTTTTTTGGAATCGTGACCGACGTAACAGTCCCGCCGCCCGGCGGACCTTGCACCGTGGCGCAGCGAATCGCGTCATAGCCGAGCTTCTGGTACGCCTCCATTTGTTCGGGTGTCATGTTGGAAGAGTCGGTCAAAAGTAAACCTCCAGGTGCGCAGCCTGAAATGCTCAAGAGAAAAAAAATCATCGCGGAAAGCGCAATCGCTCTAAGACTTTCCTTCATTGGCTTTTTCCACTTTCATGGCTTTGTTGATCTCGTGGTCCAAATCCTCGCAGCGCCCTTCCATGCCGGTGATCGTTCTCACGTATTTAAGAATGATCAGTTGTTCGCTCCGCGGCAAATTGTCCACCTTGGCGCGTGCGCGGTCCTGAAGTTCGGTTAAGTGGCCCATTCCTCGTCCGGTGTCAGTTCCATATCGTAACTAGAAAGACTGTTACGATGAGCCCGCAGACCACTAGATAGGCAAGCCCTACCGTAACGGCTACAAGGATTAATATTTCGCCCCAGCTTCTCATCTCACATCAAATCCTGCCAAGTAAGAATAAGACCAAGAGGATGATCAAAATTAATCCGACTCCGCCGCCACCGTAGTAATGGCCGTATTCCGGCCCGCCCCAGCGGTATCCGCCGCCACCGACGAGCAGAACCACCACCAGGATAAGCAGAATCATTCCTATGCTCATAAAACCCCCTCCATCAGCTCACCGAGCCCCGGCCGGGGCGTTCCACACACCGGGCCGGGGACGATGATTCACTATGCGCTTTCGCTAAACGTCGGTCGGTTCTGCGGTCGTGATCTGGATCGCCACCGCGTCACCGGCGATGATATCCACTGCAAGGGTCGCTTGGAGCGCCTTGCCGCCGGCCATCGCGTCAAGCGTGACGACCGCCGAACCCAAAGGGCCGGGATTCGGAGATCCGATCACCGCGGTCATCCCATCGGGAGACGCCTCGACGGTCACCGTTCCGGGAGTGTCGCTTGTCCACACCGGAGGAGCGTCGAAATTGAGCGGCGCCGGGTTGCCCTCGGCATCGACTGCGGACAGGCTCGCAACGGCTTGCTGATTGCTTTTTAACTGCATGGCTTTTATCCCTTTCTCCCATTTTGTGGGATCGAGTGTTACGCACGTAAATAATATAGCCGCGACGTTGTGACGCCTGACCACTTCTTCGAGAATCTCTTTATTGACTTCGAGGATCGCAATCTGCGTTCCCTGGATATCGCGCAAGTCGCGCTCGATCTGCCCCAAGCGCAGGCTCTCGCTCATCTGTTCCAGCTTGGTGATACGATCGAGGATCGAGCTGTCGGCATTGCGCAACGCGGTGTCTGCCTGGCTGAATTCATCGCGCAATACAGCGTCTTTGGCCTCGAGCATTGGAATCTTGTTTTCAATCGCCCGTACCCGGTCGGATAAACTTTGTAGTTGAGCCATGTCTCTCCTTTACGGTTTAGTGGTCGGTGAAACGTCGGCGGTCACAGTCATCGACGGCGAGCCGCGCAGATTGGCCGCTGCCGACGGCGTCATTTTCAACGCTTGCTGGACCGTGCGCGCCGCCGCCGTTATCCCGGAGATCGCGGCGAGAATCATAACGCCCGTGCTCGGCACGGCAACAACTTCCGCGCCCATCATCGCCGCGGTCAGAGTCGCGCCAACGGCGAGAAGCAAGTCGGTGAAAGCCGATACGAGTAAAACTGTCCATTCGCTTTTCATTTTTTATTTCCTTTTCCCCAAGGATGCGGCGACTGCCACCAGTTTGTCCGCCGCCAGTTTGGCCGTGGCGATCACGTCGTCGGCGATCCTCTTGGCCTCCGCTAAGGTCTCGGCCGCGGCCTTCTCGCTGCGCGCCCGTTCAAGTTCCATGCCCTGCGCCAATCCCCTGAGCACCGCCGCCTCGATGGCCTCTTTTTCCCGCAGCATGTGCTCTTTCTTCCATTCGTCCAACCGGCTGTTCTGCATGTCGTGGGACTGTTCCTGCGCCTCTTGCACCTTGGTGATCGCCTTGGTCTGCTCGGCGTTTTGCTTTTGAATCACTTTCGCGTCAGCACTGGCGCGCTTATCGAGCTCGGTATTCTGCTTCGCTAGATCTTCGTTCTGTTTGGTTAGTTTACGGTTGGAGAGGTACGTAAATAAACCATTGGCGCCCGTCAGTAGGGTCACGATCAGACCAACGAGAGCGAGTACGCCTTGTTCTGTCATTCCAATTTTTTAGTCTCCTGGTATCTATTTTCGAGCCGCTGAACGGCCCTGGCAATGCCACTCATCCCCAAGCCGACCAGGAAGAAACACGTCGATGTCGAAAAGGCCCAGGGGTTAGGATCCGCTTGGTAAAACGCTGCGGCCAGACGGACAAAGCTGTGAATTGCCAAGAGATTCCGAAGGGAAATCGAGACTCGGGCAATCACAAGATTCGATACGTTGCGGGTAGCCCTTTTTACCAAGGCGTTAAACATAGTTTCTTACGAGCACTGATAAAGTCCGCTACCCGGCGCGGTCTCGGTCAAAACTTTACACGGCGGAAGTGTAAACGTACCCGGTGATGTCGGTGGAATAGGCGGCAAAACATCCACGACAATCAAGCTCCATCCCGTCCCGCCTGCGTTGGTGGCGCCAACCCGGTAGCTGGTCGTAGAGCCGGGGAGCATCCCGGTAATCAGGAACGAGGTTGTATTGACCGGCAGCGTTGCGCCGATCTGTGCCCATCCGGTGCTTGCCGCGGTGCAAACGCCGGAGCACTTCTGAAAGATAAAACCCGTTTCGTTATTGGATGTATCCGTCCAGCTCGCTTGACGGTCCACTGCATGCGCTGCCCCTGCGAGCAGAAGTGTTAAAACGATGATCGATAATACTTTCATGAATCTCCTTAATCTTCCTATTGCCTGGTGCCTAATGCCTAGTGCCTTCCTCAATTAATCGGCGTGTTCATCTCGGTAATGATTTGCGCGCCGGTGAGTTCGGAATTCCAGCCCTTCACTTCGTCAATGTCACCGACAAAATATTCGCCGAATAAACTTCCGCCGATCAGCAGCGGGTCCGTGGTGCTGCCGAGTATCGTCGTGCCGTCGGCCGATGCGACGATGGCGCCGTTGATCCTGATTTTTACGTTGGCGCTCGGTAGCGCGCTGTTGTAGGTGACGGTGTAGTGGACATAAGTTCCTGCCGTGAACGCCACCGGCCAAGTTGCAAACACGTCCGCGCCCTGGCTCCAGCCGGCCAATTGCCCGGAGTTCATCACGTAGAAGGGGTGCGAAGCCGAGTACATTCTTTGCTTGACGCCCTTGTTGATGATGCCGGCGAAGTCGGTCGGCGTGTTCGTCGGTTTGACCCAAGCCATGTAGGTCCAGGCCGTACACGGGAAGAGCGATATTGAGTCGGCAACCGTCGCCGCCGCCGTTCCGCCAAACGTGAGCGCCTTGCCATATTTGCCGGTCGCGTTCCAACTATTTCCCGAGCCGATCGAAACGACATTGTTGCCGTTGCCGCTGCTGTCTGCCGCGGTGGTCCCGGTCCCCTCGTCAAAGCCCAGCTTGATCATTTGGATCGGCGTGGCCGGGCAGGTGCCGCTGCTGAACTGGTACGCACCGACGGAATAGGGAGCGCTGCGCGAGGTGGACACGATATCCGTGGTGATCGATGGGGAAAGCGCGGACAACTCAATGCCGCCGCCAATGGTCGTCGCTTTAGCCGTGGATTTAAGCGTAAGCACGCCGCCCGGCGCGTCGGTCCACACCGCCGCGGATGCCTCGTTCAGTAGCGCGTTGCAGCCGGTCAGCAGTTGCGAGCAACCATTGTTAGAGGTGATTCGTCCGCTGTCGCGGCCCACCGGATCAACTTCGAAGTCCAAGTTGTTCCCGTACAGAGCGTTGTTACTAAATGTGCTGTTCTGGGCATTGTAGGACGACATGCCGGTGCAGCTATTGAAAACCGAGTTGTTCAGGGCCTTGGTATTGGTCGCGCCGAAATCGACGACGACACCGCCGGTCGCCGCGCCCGCGCAGTTGCCGCGGTAGCCGTCCCGGATCGTGTTGTTTGCGACCACGTTCGAGTCGCCGCGCGCAATCAGTATCGCCGCCGCGCCCTGGAGCGATCCCCATGGACCGCTGAACACGTTGTTTTTAACCAAATTGCGTGACGGGAATGCACCGCCGCCGCCTGGGTGGATCGATTCCAAATAAATGTGGATTCCGTAAGCGGCAAAGTCCGTGAACGTGTTGCCGCTGATCTCGCTGTCCGAAGCTGTGAAATACATCGGATAGCCGCAGTTGGGCGGATTGCCGGCGAAACATCCCAACGCCACGGTCCAGCCTGAAAAGGTGTTGCCGATGACATCGATACGTGAACTCCACTGCCCGGCGGCCACGCCCGTATTAACCCCGCCGTTGATGATGTTGTTGCCGACGATTTTGATGTCGCTTGGACTATCGTCGGCGCACCCGGGGGAAATCATCGATTGGCCGTTGCCCGTGTGCCCCGTGCCGTCGAAGGTGAACCCAGGCCCGATGTCTGCGAAGTAACTCCGCCGGCCGCAGACCCGAATAATGTTGTCGTGCCCGGTGGCTTTCAGAACTACAGCATGACCCGCCTTCGCTCTTAGGATGAACCGGCTGTTGCTCGTGCCGCTGGGATAAGTAAACCCGGTCGCTTCATCAATTCTCGCATCATAAGTGCCGGATTCGACCTCGACGACCTTGGCCGCCCCGGTTCCTACGCCGCCGCCGACGCAGTTCTCCAAAGCGTAGAGTACGGTGAGGACGCCCGTGGAGTTGGTGCAGTTGGGAACGGTGTCCGCACCGCTCTTTTTGACCAAAGTGGTCGCCGCCTGGGTATCGGTCCTGGCCGGCGCGATCGCCGAGTACGTGGAAAACAACGTCCCGTCCCATGCGCGCACGCGATAGTTATAAAACGTGTTCGATTGCAGCCCGGTATCGGCCAGCGTCAGTCCGCTCGGCGTGGCGATCTCCACGAAATTGATGCAGGTGTTGCCGGCGCAGCGCTCGACCCGGTAATTGATCACCGCAAGGTTGTCCGTGCTCGCTGTCCAGGCAAGATCGATCTCGGTCGAGCTGACGACGTTGGCGACCAGATTGGTAGGAACTGACGGCGCGGTATTGTCGCGCGACTCGATCCGTGTAGTGTTGGCGCCGCCGAAAGCGATTTTGCCACCGAGCACTAAATTGATCGGCGGCGTCGGTGTCGAGGTCGTCGTGCAGGCCTCTCCCGATTGTGGCCCGTCTTCTCCCGCGCGCACCGCGCGCACGCGATAGCATGCGATCGGTGATGGCGAGTCCGGATCGATAAGTTGGCGCAGGCTTGGCCCGACGCTGCCGAGATCGGCGAACGTGCCGCCGACGCCGGTTTTTCGCTGCACGGTGTACCCGGTGTGATCCGTGTTGACCGTATCGGTCCACCTGATAGTTGCCTGGCGCGCTAAGAGCGTGGTCGCCTGAATGATGGTTGAATATGCGGAGAAGTTGACGCCATCGAAGGCGCGCACCCGGAAGCGGTAAACCGTCCCGGCCGTCAGTGCGGTATTGGGAAACGTGATTGCGGTCGGCGCACCGACCTCGGAAAAGTTTACGCAAGCCGCCCCGGTACAACGCTCGACCCGGTAATTGGTGACCGCGATGTTGTCCGTCGAAGCGGTCCAGGCAAGATTGATCTGCGTCGTGCTGACGACGGTTGCGAGCACATTGGTCGGCACGGTCGGCGCCGTGGCATCCGGTGTCAGCGTGGTCGCTTCGACGATGGTTGAATAGGCGGAATAGTTGGTGCCGTCGAAAGCGCGGATTCGATACCGATAAAGGGTGGATGGCTGCAGCCCGGTATCGGAACCCGCTGTTGTGCCCGACGTATTGAACTCAACGAAGTTCACGCAACCGGCGCCCGTGCAATGCTCCAGGCTGTACCAGGCGATGGCAACATCATCGGTCGAAGCGGTCCAGCTCAGATTATTTTGCGTGGTGCTGAACGGAGTCACGGACAAGCTGCCCGGCACGGTTGGCGGGGTCACGTCCGCCACGGCGGGCGGTTTGTACGCCGCCACAGCCATGCTGTACGAATTGCCGCCGCCGAGAACCAGGCCGCTAAGGGTCAACGTGGTTGCCCCTGCGGCTGCGGCATCGACGCGATCCTCAACCGTATGGACGGCATTGGTGAGCGCAGTAGGACCGCCGCGAAAGACAAACCCGGTGTCCGGCGTGGCCGGTGGGGGGTAACTCGTCGCCCCGACGATGATCGTGTCGCTGGCCGTGGTGGTGGTGATCGACACGCTGGGATTCACAACGGGCGCGCCGCTGGTGCCGCCGCCATTGGCGGTGACATCTATAATCGGCGTACCGCCAATATTTCTCAGCTCGTAGATCTGGATTTGCGCGGCCGACGCCCCGGTCCAGGTGGCCGTAATCGTAACCGCCGAAGTAACCGTGTTGACCTTGGAAAAAATGTAACTCGCCCGCGCGCCGACCGAGCCGCCGCCGCTATTGCCGGTCACGTCCTGAGTGTAATTCCCGGCGTTGCCGTTGTCGGCCACGGTGAGCGATGTCACCACGCCCTCTACCGTAAGGACCGCAATCAACCGGCTGCCGACCACCGTGGCGCCGGCAAAAACTTTATTGATCGTCGTGCCGGTGGCCGTCGCCACGGCCGGAGCCTGCGCAATGGTGTTCGCCGCGCCCCAGGCGGGAGAAGGCAATAGGCAATAGGCAATAGGCAATAGAGCGAGAAGGAGCCTGACGATGAAGCCACGAGCCACGAGCCACGAGCCACGGGTTTTGGTCATGGCGTTGTCACCGACACGCTCGGTGCGGCTAGAGCGACGGGCGGGGTGATTGAGCCGCCCGGATCGGCGATATCTGAACGGGAAATAATCAGGTCGTCGTACCAGATTTGCGCGGGTTGAAGGCCGGTAAAAGTCGCGTCCGTTTGATACGGAAGAAGCCAGACCTTGCCCACGACAATCGGCGAGGCGGTATCTTTCTCGATCCACCATCCCCCAGGCTGCGCTGTGCCCTGCCGATTGAGGCAAGTACGGCCAGGAGCTGGCCCGCAGTCTATTATCAAGCTGGTCGGTTGCCCTTCCCTGCCAACCCAGACCTGGTACGTCGATGAGTATGAGTTATAGGTGCCGACGCGAATGTGGATTTTCATCGTCCACCATTCATTCGCGGTCATGTAAATGCAGGGTGGCGCGACGTAACTTGGATACAAACAATTGTTGACGTTCTGCGGAGAAAAATTGCTCGTGAATCCATAGGCCGTGTTAAAGCCGTTGTTTCCAGTGCAGTTTGAGTAGGCGATTATCAAGTGACCCGAGGAGGTTTTCTCGGTAGTAAAGACGTTCTCGCCAGCCCAACAGGTAGTCGGACATAGTGCAGAGCCTTGGCCAGGAGCGCATCCCGGCAGGTCGCCGCCGCTGATGTCCATTATCTTGAACCCGTGCCCGCCGTAATTTTGATTGAGAAAATTAGAATCGACCCGATAGCGGACCTGTATCCAGATGTCCTGACCAGGTTGGAGTTGCTGCGATAAATCGGCGGAGAAATTGGCAAACCAGGCTCCCGCTACATCAGCGCCGCCGCTGCCAGGGATATTCAGCCTAAGAGATGATGCTCCGGAAGTTTTTGTTGCGGTGTCCCTGGTGATTTTCGTGAAGTCACCGTTCGAGCTTGGCGGGAGATATCCGTAGTTGAGCCCTCGCCCCCCTTCAGCGCCGCCGCTGCCGAACGCGAAATCGGTATCGGTGTCGAAGCTAAAACAGCGAAGCACCCCCGCCGCAGCGCAGCGTGCAGTAAAATCAGAGCCGCTGCCCGCCGGCGTGGTGGCCTGAGCGATCGAGGAATAACTGCTTAGATTGGTCGCCGCGTCCGTGGCGCGCACGCGATAGCGATACAACGTGGAAGCCAAGAGCCCTGTCGTATCGCTGTAAATGATGCCCGTCTGAGAGATGATCTGAGAAAAATTCACACACGCAGCACCAGCGCAGCGCTCCAGCAAATAGGCCGTGACGCCCACCGCATCGGTAGAAGCCGACCAAGACAAGTTGACCTGGCTCGCACTGATGGCCGTGGCGGTCAAGTTAGCCGGCACGGTTGGCGCGGTGGTGTCCGCTGCTGTCGTGGTGGCTGAGACGTTGGGCGTTGAATATCCGCTTAAATTATTCGCCGCATCCGAGGCGCGAACTCGGTAGCAATAAGTCGTCGAGGCTGTCAGCCCGGTGTTGCTAAACGAATTGGTCGCCGACGTGCCGACCTGTGCGAACGCGCCGCAGCCGGCCGGACTGCGTTCGATTAAGTAACTGCTCACTCCGACCGCATCCGATGAAGCGGTCCAGGACAGATCGAGTCGAGTAAAACTAATCGGGGTTACAACCAGAGCGCTCGGCGCGGTCGGTGGCGTGGTGTCCGGCGTGCCCGCCCCATGCTTGTAAAGATAAGCCTGGCAGGAGGACGAACGGTTGCACTTGACGTACATGATGACGCCGTAATCGGAGATCGGCGCGGAGATCAAATCTTGAGCGGCGTTGCCGAAATAGGACGGTGCCGTGGTGCCGGTGCTAGTCCAGGTTCCCGTTGTCGGATTTAAGTTCCAGACATTCGATCCGGAGATAACGACGAGATGCCCGGTCACCGGGTCGGCTGCGACCGAACAGCACGACCCTTCGTTGCCGATCGTGAAATTGCCAAACGGCGGCGACGACATCGTGGTGATCGTGCCGGCCGCGTTCATTTTGTAATTGCCGCCGCTACCGCCAAAGACCAGAAGGCCAAGGTTGCTGTATTCGGCCCAATTGCTGTGATGACCGACGTCCAAGATCGGCGACCCGCCGCCGTTGAAACCGAACCACAACTGCGTCCAGGCGTTGGTCGCCGGATTGTACGACCGCCCGCCGTTGTCGCCGTCGATAAAGATGAGCCGGTTTTGATCGGGAAAATATTCCAGCGCGCCGCAGCATTGATTGGATGAACTGAAAGACGCGATGCTCGACCACGAACCAGCGCCGTTGGGCAACGTGCGGAAACTCAGCGAATTAAAATCCCGCCAGTACATCGTACCGTTGGCCGGGTTGATCGTGTTGTGATCGTAGGAGTGTTGCGGCTGATTGCCTGCCGACGGTGAAGGTCCGATGGACCAGGTGTTGGTGGCGTCGTCGTAGATGACCAGGCGCCAGGTGTTGCAACTGCCGTGCGGCGAGCCGACAAACATGAACTGATTTAAGATCGTGTTCCAAACCGCTTTGTTGGCGAACTGAGTGATGGTGTCTTGAAAATTGGCGCAGCCTGCGCCCTGCGGCGTCATGATCAGACCGTTGCCAAACCCGCTCATTTGAGCTTCGGGAATCTGGGCAAACTGGCCGGGACTCAAGGAAGCGGCGAGCGTGGAAAGCGTCGTTGCCCAAACCACTCTCGGCAATAGTAAGGTGAGTAGAACAAGAGCCGATAAGATTTTTTTCATTGGTTGGTCACCCTATGGCGGATGGGAGTCGTCGCGCCCGCCGTTACATCGCCGCCTTCCCAATCGTCGCCCACGCCGACGTTGTTCCCGATCACGAGCCCGGCCTTGCCGGTGGCCAGAGCCGCATCCGTTATCGTCGTTCTCAAAGTGCCGTTTTGATAACCTCGGATGGTCGTTCCTTCGACTTCGATCTCGATGGTGTCGTTGACGCTCCACGAAACAGAAGTCGTTGAATCGAGATCGGTTGGAGTGCCGTTGATGACTTTGGTGAGCTTTGTCGCCAGGGGATTGCCGGCGCCGTCGACCCAATATTTGTAATAGTCGCGGGCCGAGTCTTGTTGGCCGGAGGAGCGGACGATTACTCCGATTCCGCCGTTGGCTTGGGAAACACTCGGCAGGGTGATGATCTTGAACTTCGCGTACTGATCCGCGCTGTAAGTGCCGTCGGCCTGAACCACCGACTCACTGCTGTGCGCACTGCTGGCGGTTCCGCTGGTGTTCTGAATGTGCGAGCAACAGTTGTTGATCTGGGTCCACGTGACCGTTCCCGAACCCAGGTTATTGTCGGCGAAGTTGTCGGTCTGCACCGGCGTGCGGATGCTCGCGCCCCAGGCAGGCGACAAGAAGTGAAAGGGCACAAAAGTACAAAAGTATAAAAGTAAGATCCGGATGCCTCTTGTCATTTTTCTCCTTTAGTCGGTGGTGACGTAGACCACTGCGATTGACATTCTCTTTGCCGTGCCGCCTGCGGTCCCGCTGGCAAGCTCGATCCAGTCGCCGGCGACCAGGCCCGTGTTCGTCAGCGCCACTGCGCAAGTCGTCGCCGCATCGATGGCGGTTCCCGATCCCGCCGTGTTGGCGCAGGCGAGCGCGCCGGCCGCCGCCGTCGCAAAGGCGGAGGCGGTCAAGTTGGCGGTCGACCCGCCCCGGCTCCTTCGCACAACGACGTTGGGCGTGCCGTCGTCGGCTGCGACGATCAACTCCACCACGGTGCCAGTGGCGGGGATGAAACACTGGCGGTTTAAAGCGAGATCGCCGTTGACCAGCACCGCGCCGTTATCCGCGCCGATCACCATCGTGCAAGCGCGCCGGGTAAGTGACACGGGCTGCTTGGCGGATGTGACCGCGTTGGCGGCGATGTCAGCGGTGGCTACAGGGCCAGCCACGAGGGTTCCGGTCGTTGGAAGAGTGACGTTGGTCGTGCCGGTCGTGGTGAGCGTCAGAGAGTTCGCGCCCGAAGTGATGAGCGCCCCGGCCGTGGTCAAGTTGCCGCCAAGGTTGATCGTCCGCGCCGCATTGTTGAGCGTAATGGTGAGGGCGCGGTCGGCGCTTAAAGTTTCACTGTTGACAATCGTCAGATCGAAAGCGCCGCCGCCCGATGACCGAATGCCGAGCCCTGCCAGAGCGGTCAGAGTTGCGCCGGTGCCCCGGACAAATCCGCCGGCGCTGCCTGATTCATCGGAGAGCACGCTGGCGAGCTGCGCCGAAGTGGTCGCGGAAAACACCGCCAAAGTGCTGCCGGTGTAGACAACGGTCCCGCCGGCGCCAAAGGCGATCGAAGACGCATCGGTGCCGGTGAAGGTCAGGGTATTGCTAGCCGTTAGAGTTTTGCTGTTGGCAACTGCCAGGGTTCCGGTCGATGCGGTGATCGCCAAGCCGTTGATTGAGGTCTGGTTGGCGAGCGCAGTCGGAAGATCTCCGGTGGCAATCGCGCGATAAGCCGGCGCCCCCGCGGTGGTCGTGGCGAACAGGGCTTGGGTTGCCGTGGCGCTGGTCGACGCTACTGCGACGGTTCCCGCCGCCGCCGGTAGAACGATTGCGATGGTTCCGAGCGCGCCCGTGGTCGGAGAAACCGTAATGGTTCCCGAGGTAGCGTTTTTAAAATCGACCCCGCCGACCGAGGCGCCGGCCACGCCGAGCACGATCTTCGAAGTTCCGTCGGAGGTCAGACCCGCGATGACTTTGGTGTCCGCGGTGCCGGCGCCGAGCACGACCGCGTTCGCGGTTAAGTTGCCTCCCGTGTTGGTCACGGTGCCCGCGCCTGCCGGTGAGTCCCAGGAGAGGATTTGCGGACTGCCGCCGTCGCTCTTGAGATAGGTTCCCGCGCCTGCGGTGGCGGTCGGTAGTACGATAGTGTTCGGTGTTCCCGCCGTTGCCGATACGGAGATGACCGCTGTTCCCGAAGTCGAGCCGCGCAAGGTCAGCGAGGTTAAAGCCGAAGCCGCACCCGCCAAACTCAAGGCGCCGCCTGAGCTTAGAGTCGAAGTTGCCGATGGCGTTTGTAGGGTCGTGGTGCCGCCGCCGGTGACCAGCGCCGTGGAGGTCAAGCTGCCGGAGCTGACCACCGTGACCGTGCCGCCGCCTGATGCGGTCGCCCACGAAGGCAAGCCGGAAGCGAGCGTCAAGACCTGGCCGTTGCTGCCGGCCGCAAGCCGGGTGAGCACGCCGCCGGCGTTTCGATAGTAAGTATCGCCGGTGGCATCAGAGCCGAGCGTCATGGTTGCTCCGGCAATGACCGCGCCGGTTCCCCATGTTCCGCCCGTGACCGTGCCAACCGTAGCGAGCGAGGGCAGCGAAGTGGTCGAGGTGCTTACCAGGGTTCCCGAAGTCGGCAGGGTGACGTTGGTGGTCCCCGTGGTGGTCAGAGTTAAGGCATTGGCCCCGCTCGTGGAAAAGTTCGCCGCAAGACTCAGGTTTCCGCCGAGCGTGATCGAGCGCGCCGCGTTGGCCATGTCGAGGGTTAGAATTCGTCCTGCCGTAAGCGCCGGTGAGCTGACCGCCGCGATGGTCACATCGAACGGCGCCGAGGTGTCGCGCAGAGCAAAGGTCGTTAGAGCGGTAAGAGTTCCGCCCGTGATGACCGGCGCGGTGGCTCTGACAAATCCCCCGCCCGAGCCGGTCTCGTCGCTAAGAACGGTTGCGAGCTGCGCCGAGGTCGTGGCCGCAAAGACGCTCAAATTATTTCCGGTGTAGGCGACGGTTCCACCGGTCCCGAAAGCAATGGTGCTGCCGTCGGTTGCCACCTGCGTCATCGTGTTGCTGATGGTTAAAGTCTTGCCGCTGGCAATATTTATGGTGCCGTCCGATGTCAGGACGCTGGCGCCTGCCCCGCTCACCGGGACGATCGATTCGGTGACCGTGTTGGAGCTATTCGTCCATTTGACAAAGCCGGTCGCCGCTGCGCTTGGCATGACGACGCCGTAAGAGGTCGGTACGCTCGCCGGGACATAGACCGTGACGGAGGTCGGCGGAAATGAGCTTGGCGCGGTGCCTTCGCCCAACTGAAAGCAGCCCGCGGTGCCGCAAGTGCTGGTCGGCGCGCCGGCCACTGAAAGAGACGTGACGGTCAAGTCGCCGCCATCGGTGAGAGAAGCGCTCGAAGCTTGTGCGCCGCGTCCGGTGCCGTCCGATCTGAGTAGCCGGTTGTCGGTCGCAAAGGTGGACGCCGCGGTGACGTTATTGAGCCCCTCCGCGCATGCGCCCGAGCTCGCGATATGATTGCCCAAGCCGTCGATCTCGACGCAATTCCCCGAGGTCTGCGCGCCGGTCGTGGTAACGAACTGAGTGGTGTTGCCGGAGCGGGTTCCCACCGAGGGGGGAGAACCGGCACCGCCGCCGATGACCGGTTCGTTTACGGTGAGCGCTGCAGAGGACGCCAAAGTCGTTGTACCGCTGAAGTAGAGCAGCCCGCCGCTCGTGCCCGATCCGAGCCCGGTGCCGCCGCTGGCAAAGGGCAGAATTCCCGAAACGTCCGCGGTCAATGACACGGCGCCGAATGTGGGCGCTCCCGCCGCATTGCCATGGAGAACCGTGGTCGTTGTGCCCAATGACCCGACAACCGTAGGAGCCACGCCCGCGCCACCGCCGAGCAAAAGCCGGTTGGCCGTGAGCGCCGCGGACGATGCCATCGTGGTTGTGCTGGAAAAATAAGGAATGCCGCCGCTGGTGCCTGCGGATAGACCGGTGCCGCCGTCGGCGACTAAAAGGTCAGTGATGCCCGTAATGCTTCCGCCGGTGATCGTCACCGAGCTGGAGGCCTGCGTGGCCATGGTGCCCAGCCCGAGATTGGTGCGTGCCCCGGCCGCCGTGCTCGAGCCCGTTCCGCCATCCCCTAACGCGACATCGGTTCCCCCGGGCGCGTAGTAATGCGTTCCTTCGACCGCGATGGTCGGAATGCCGGTCGTGGTGGTGTTTCTAAGTAGGCCGGTAGCGAGCGAGCCGAGCGCGAATTCCGCTGAAAGCGAGCCGTTCGCGGTGGCTAAAATATAGGTTGCATCGGTCGGCGCCCCGGTTCCCGAAGGATTGCCGTAGGGCACCCATCCGGTGTTGCCGGCGCCGCTTTCTTTAACGTAAAGCGTGCTCGTCGCCCCGCCGTCGGTCCTTCGATAGACCGAGCCCACGGGCGCCGTGACGACGCTTTCCGGATCTCCCGCGCCGCTCAAGTCCCGGACGGTGCCGGTCCAGATGACTGCCGGAGTGGTAATCCCCGTGGTAAACGTTGGACTGGTGCCAAAGACCGCGACTCCCGTCCCGGTCTCGTTGGTGAGATTGGCCGCCAACTGTGCCGAGGTGGTCGCCGCGAACTGTCCGAGGTGGCCGGAGAGCAGCGCGCAATCGGAACAGCCCACCGTATCAGTGATGATTTCGATCGGCGCCGTGACCGCCACATCGAGAGTGACCGATCCTGAAGCACCGCCGCCGGTGAGGCCCGTTCCCGCCGTCACGCCTTCGATGTCGCCGGACCCACCGCCGCCGCCCGAACCAACGTCGCTGGCTACGCCGTTTTGACACTGCTTGAGCTTGGTTTCGGAGAGATCGGCGTAAATACCGTACAGCCCCGCCGTACAAGCCGGGTTGGTATCGGATGCGGTAAAGTAGACGCCCAAATTGCTGGCGATCAATTGACCGGTAAGCGTGCCGCCGGAAAGCGCCAGGTAGGACGACGCCGACTGACCCGCCATCGTGCCCAGGCCAAGAAGCGCCCCGGCCGTGGTCGAGTTGGCGGTGCCGATGAGATTTCGCCCGAACGCGGTCAAATCCGTGACCGTGGCCGTACCGACGCCGGTGTAATAGGGGATGCGATCCGCGCTTGAAACCGTGCTGGCGAGCGCGTCCAATTGGTTGCTGTGCGCCTGAATATCGGAGCCGATGGTAAGTCCCAGGTTGGCGCGCGCGGTCGGCGCGTTGATGCCGCCGGTGCCGCCGCCGGTCACCGGAATCGCCGTGGCCGTGCCCCAATAATCCGTACCCGCTACGGCGATCGACAAGACACCGGTGGAGGTGGTGTTTTTTAACAGCCCGGTTCCAAGCGAGGATAGCGCCTGCTCGCTGGTGAGTCCGCCTTGCGGAGTCTGAGTAATATAGGTTGCTTCCGCGGGCGCACCCGTGCCGGCCGGATTGCCGTAGGCGACCCAACCAGTATTCGAGACGCCCGATTCTTTAACGTAAAAACTGGTGGTGGCGCCGCCGTCGGTGCGCCGGTAAGTAGATCCGCGCGCCGCGGTGATGACGCCTTCGGGCGAGCCGGAGCCGGTCAAGTCGATCGGCCCGCCGCTCCAGATGATTTTCGGCAAGGTGATCTGGGTGACGAAGGTCGGCGAGTTGTTGAAGACGAGTGCGCCGGTGCCGGTGGTGCCGGTGCCGAGCGAGACGCCGACGGCTTTGTCTAAAATGTCAAAATTGGTGTTGAGTTTTGAGCCCCATGTATTCGCCGGTGCGTCCGGCTTGGTGAGCCCCAACAGCGGCGTCTGGGTATCGGCGGCATGGAGCGGCACAGCGAACGCGAGCAACAAAACAAGCAGAGCGACAATTCGTGATTTCATATTTCCTCAGTCCAAATCGTGGCCCCGAACGGCCCGCTTCCCATCGGTTCTTGCCCGCCAAATTCGTTCACTTTGTGGAGCCAGGTTGATTTCCACGTGGGCGCAGCGAGGTTCGTGTCGTCCCATGCGGTCGCGCCGAACGGCCCCGAGCCCATGGGCTCTTGACCCCCGAATTGATCGACCTTATGAAGCCACGTTGACTTCCAATCCGTCGCCATCGCTTGCTTCTCCTCGTGCTCCAACGAAAAAAGGCCCTACCCTCCTGCTGTCGACAGTGAGCAGAGCCTTTTCGTTGGATTCGGCGACGGTCCAGATGATCAATCCAAACCGCGTCAAATTATTTGGTGTTAATTTACTCTATCTTGTTTCGCCCTATTGGAGCCCAAGATCTTTCAACATTCTGCGGTTCGCCTCTTTTTGCAGCGGCGAATCAATCCCAAGCTCCTTTAAAAGCTGGCTGTTCTCCGCGCTCGACTTCGGTTCCTTCGGCTCATTGAACAACTGGCGAATCGACGGACCCACTACCGGGACTTGACGCGCAACAAACTTGGCTCCCGGTCTAAGATTACCCTTCGGAGCTTCGATAAACGCCGCTTCCCATAACGAACCGGCATCGCCGAGCGTAGGACCAGCCAAATACGGCAGTCCCTTGACCGGCTGGCGTCCCGAGCCTGCAAAGGCGTCGGTGAACGCTCCGAAGGTGCCGACCGCGGCAAGATAGTCCGCAATGTTTCGGTCCCGTTCCGTCTGATCGCCAAACCGCACTGAGTCCTTTAAGGTAACCGTCAAAAGACCAGCGATCGGCAGAATCAAAGCGGCTCTGATAAACGGCTTGGCATTGCCGCGCTTCATCTCGGCCAAAACTTCGTCCTTCATCATTTGCCCGGCCTTGAACTGAAACTTCTTGAACTGCGTTAAGAGCCGCCCGGCATCGCTGGACCAGAATAGCGGAATCTCGGTGACATCGGTCTTATACTGCGTGCGATTGACGATGTTCTGCCCGGCGCGGAGCAAATCCTTTTCCGAAAGCTCGCCGCGTTCCAATGCCGCCTCGACATCGACGTTCATTTTTTCCAGGTGATAGCGTAGGCGCGCGCTGTCGGGCTTCTTTAAAAGCTTCTCGAAAGTATCCTCGGCAAAGAACTTACCCGCATTGGCCGAGACCGTTCGATTCATGCGCTCCACCGCAGTAAAACCGGTTCGCCGGAGCACCGTATCCGCCGCCTTGCCCATTTTGCTGCGGTCGATATGCTCGCCGGTGTCTTTCAAAAAGTCCGTCATCGTGTCGCTTAGAATAATCTTGTCGGCGAAGGTCCGGCCCTCTTTGGTCATGGCCGCGCCGTAACCCTTGGCCGCATTCTTCGCTCCCGCCACGATCGCCGTGTAAGCAGGCTGCGACAGATTCGAAATGACCGCCTGGCCCAACTTGGTCGCCGCCTGAAAGTTAGTCGCGAACCGCACGGCGTCCTTGACGGCTAGGTTTCCTTCCGGCTCGGTGGAAGTGACTTTTTGAAAATAGCTGCGCGCGAAGCTTTCCGCCTTGTCGCCCTTGTTGAGACCGATTTCACTAAGAAGTTTTTCACCCTTCGCCAGATCCGGCCCGAACTTCTCGGCAATGTTCACCCGGCGGTAAGCGTCGGCGAAATATCTCGATAGAACCGCGCCGGCGTCCTTGGAATAATCGCCAAGGTCGGCGATGCGCGCCATTTCCAAATGACCGTAGCGAGTGCGCGAGGTCTTGATCGCACCTTGAAGCGCTTTTTCGACCGCCACATCATCGACTTCCTTGCCGGCGCGCTCCAGACTGGCCTTGATCTTCTCTTTGAGCATGGCCCGGCCCTTGGGATCACGGGCAATCTGGCCCATCTCCTTGCCGAACATATGCGGGAAGAAGTTCTCGCGCGGCTGAAACGGATATTTCTCGCCGGTCACCGGGTTTTTGATCTCGAGACCGACTTGTGCCGCGCGGTCGGCGACTTTGTTCAATGCTATACGGGTTGTGGTGGCGAGCGTTTTGACCTTTTCATCCAATGGAGCCGATTTGCCTTCGAGCACCTCGACCAGGTTGGCGCGCTGCTTGGCGTCCATCTTTTTTAACTGCGCCTTGATCGGCTGATAGGCGGCGCTGGCTTCGAGTTCCGAGTCGTTGCGCACGGCCTTGGATAATTTCCCTAACTCCGTACCTTCCGCGCCCATGGTCTTGGAAAGCGTCTTGGTGGATTCTTCGAACAGGCCGCCGGCAATGAGTCGTTTCGAGGAAACCGGCTTGGTGAGCTCGTCGACGGCCGCTTTTACCTCGTCCACGGTTGGAGCCTCGACTGGTTTACCGTCGCGCATGCGGACGGGACCGAAGCGGATTGAGCCCCTTTCGGATTTTAGGATGTCGATGGGGTTCCGGCCCTTGGTCGGTTCCGAAATATCCTGTTCCAGCTTCTCTGCCTGCTTAATTAGATTGCCAGCCTTGCGCATCTTATCCGCTGCGCGTTCTCGCAGATTCCTGTCGGCCGTAGACGATACGGGTTGCCCTGGCGGGACGCGATCCATCATTTTCATGGATTCTTTAGAAAGTGCGTCCGCTTGTTTTCTGAGTTGTCGGGAATATTCGGTTGTGGTCGTGTCTGTCGGCTTTTCAAGAATGTCCGTCAACGGTTGCGCCGGTTGCGCCTTCGGCTTCTCCGCGCTCAGCAGTGCCGCGACTTCGCCACCGTTGCGCTTAACTTCGGTGAGGATGTCAGGATCGAAGACGACATAGTTGCGCGTGCTGCGCGTGTCATCGTCGATGAATTCGATCTTTGCGTCTTTGGTATCGCGTCCCTGTTTCCCTGCGTTGCCAAGCGCTGTCTCGGCTTCCGCCTTGGTTTTCCATCGCGTATTAGAAGGTTTGCCATCAGGAAAAATAATGCGATAGCCCATGTCGGCGCTGCGCGAGCCTTGGTCAAGGTATCTGATTCCGGGGATGCCATGTTGAGCAAGAAGTTCCGATACCCTTTGACGGTCACCTGCACCATCGCCGGGCTTGTGCACCATGTTTTCCAGCGCGTGATAGGCTTCCTCGCCTGTCCACTTCTCCGGTTGTCCACCCGGCCCAGCTACCGATTTAACGATCTCCAAGACTTTCGGTTGCTCGCTCAGCGGCTTATCCCAATCGAGCATCTTAGAAACCGTGGCGTCGGAAATTTTGGCGGAATAGGTTTCGCCCTTCAACAAATGAGGCCCAGGACCGGCCATTTTCCAAGGGTCTTTTTTGGCATAGGTCTCGGCCACCTTTGGATTTTCGGCAAAATACAGTCCGTGCCCGTAAGTCTGCGCCCCTTCGCCCGTGCCGACCTTGCTGATATCGAACTTATCGAAGGTATGCGGCGAGCCGTGATAAACAGACCGAAGCAAGGTTTCGATTTCGGTTGGTGTTTGCGGCTTTGCAGACTCTTTACTCAGCAGTGCCGCGACTTCGTTGGGGGCGCCGGGTGCGTCTTTGGGCTTCTCGATCGTCACCAGCCGCGTGCTGACACCGGTCTGGGTGATCGTGCCCGCGCCGGTGAAGCTCTTGTCCGGCAATTTCTCCGATTCACCGCCGACTTCCGATAAAAATTCCCTGAATTCCGTGGCCTTTTTGTCCGTCCTGCCAAACGGCCCCTCCGACATGATCGAGACCAGCTTGCCGCCGGGCTTCAGTAGCTCGTAGGCGTGCCGGACGTGATCCATCTCGGCGCCGTTCTCGAAAGGCGGATTCATCACGATACGGTCATAATCGCCGTCTTTGAGTTCGAGAAAATCGTTCCCGGCGCTCTTGTGGCCCTTGAGTTCCAAAATCTCGCGCAGGTTCGATCTGATTTCGATGGTGGAAAGATCGGCCTCGGGTTCCGCCGCCTTGATCGCGTCGGCGAGATCGCCCTTACCGGCGGACGGTTCCAGCACTTTCATGCCGGGTCGAATATCCGCGGCGTCGACGACTTGCTCGGCAACGGCTTTAGGCGTAAAGAATCGTCCCGCTTCCCGGGTGCCGATCAATTGCGATTCGAGTTCTCTGATTCGGCGCGCTGTTGGATCGGCTTGGGTTTTTGGTCCGGTGAGTTGCTCAAGATCGGCTTTGGCCTTGTTGAATTTTTCCTCGGTCTCGATGCCGAGCTTCGCCATTCGGCGCGCCTTGGCTACGTCCTCTAAAACTCCCTTGGCGTCGTAGGGTTTGGCGTCCTGCGCTGCTTTGGCGACCCGTGAGATAGCGTCTAAATCGTTCGGGTAGAGTATCGTGGCGCTGGATCCAGGGCTTGTCAGCCGGCCGTTGGCGCGCGCAACCTGCGCTCTGTCCTCGGTGAGTCCGCGCTTACTTTTGGTCACTTCAAGAATTGAATTGAGATTGCTGTTATGGACCGACGGCCGGTAAAACTTGCCGCTCATTGTTTCCAGGTCCGCCCGGCTCGACACCTCGCGCAAACTATCCGGCAATGTTCCGGCCTCGGATGCGTCGGCAATGGCGCGTAGTTGGGTTTGAATCGCTTTTAGCCGGTCGCCGTCACGCATCATGGAGTCAATGATACCGGCGCGTCGATGCGTCGGATTCTGGTTCGCGCTCGCCGGATTCATCTTCGCTTCAATCTGCGCATCCATGCCGTCAGCAAGTCGGCGCAGTGCCGGTGCCTTGCTTGCCACCGCGGATTTCTGGCTAACTTCCTTTTGTGCCTTGCGCTCCCTCAGCTCGGCGTTTTCTTTTTCCAGTTGCGCAATGCGCTCGGCTACGGGGTCGAGGGGCTTCTCAGTGCTGAGTGCTGAGTCCTGAGTGCTGAGTTTGGGAGTCCCCAGCTCCCCGCGCATTTCATCGGCTGCGGCGATCTCTTCGGGGGCGAGGTTTTTTGAGGGGATGGGCTTGGGCTCAAACAGCCCCGGCTCCTTAGCCGCAATCCCCGGCTGCTCCAACTCCAACGGCTTTTCGGTCTGCGCACGCTTGGCACGTAACGGCGCGTCGGGCACGCTGCGCGCTTCGGCGCCGGGAATGACGGCTTGCTGGCCTGCGGGGGTTTGCTCGAAGGATGGAGAAGCTTTTTCACCTAGAACATAGCGGTCGCCGCTGCGCTTATATCCCAATTCCTCAGCCTTAGCGCGAAGATCTTCGTAAACGACCATGGCATCAGCGTTCACCGGCTTACCGTCATCAAGGGCCTTGGAAATGGTGAAACGATGAGCGTCACGAGCCGACACAGGAGAGCCTGATAAATGGAGTCCTTGGGCTGCTTCTCCCGGTGTCATTAATTCTGGCGGCTTTGATCCAATTGGGCCGGAAGTCACTGTTTGCGGAGCGTCAGGCGCGATTTCCGGTGCAATATCAAACGGCACCTTCTCCTCGACCTTCAGCATCTCTGCCGGATTGCCGATGACCTTATCCGGGCTATCCTTGAGCCTTAGCTTCTTTCCTTCGCGTACCGCGCCCTCGTACTCTTTGCCCTTGTATTCGAGATTGCCTTCGCTCTGCGTGACCTGCTCGACATTGCGCTCGACCGCATCGCCGATCTCGCCTTGAATGGTGCGGAGCGGCTTGGTTTTGAGCGGTTCGGCTGGCGCGGTTTGCTGGAAACGCTCGGGGACGGGTACTTCGGCGCGTGGAGTTTCCGGCGCTGCCGCTGGCTTCCCCCGCAATTCGGCATTCCCCCTCTCCACTTCGGCTTCGAGCTTGGCTATGCGCGCTTCAAGCGGTTTCGTGACCGCTGGCGTTTCTGGCGGTGGCGCTATCGGTTTTACCTGACGAGCCAGTTCTGAATCCTTTGGAATAGTGATCCGCGTAGGAATATAATTGTTAAGGTCTAAAGTATTGGCGATTTCAGGATATGAATTAGGCACATCCACATATAAATTTGCTTTACCGTACTCACCGCCTTCTCTGAAGTACCCGCTACGCTCAGCGTCCGAAGCCTTAACCCAATGCGTGCCGCCCGGTTTGGTCGCGCCTTCAACATCGGCGCGATAAAAGCGCGTAAAGCCTTTCGGTGCCTCATCCGGAACGAATCCCCTTGGCTGTATGCCGTAGGGCGCTGGCCTTTCAGGCTTTGCTTTGGGCGCTGGCGTCGGATGTTCCACGCTTCGCCATGTTCCTTGTTCCTTGGCAGCGGTTAGATTCTTATTTAACGATGCCTCGGCACTTTTCGGTGTTGCTCCCGTTCCGTGCATGTTTCCGAATCGCTCATCAAACGTCGTAGATGTGTAAGCTTTTACTGCATCATCATAGAATGTATTAACTTTTGCCGTGGGCGCATTGGCGACCGGTTCCAGCGTGAACCCCGGCTTCACCGCCTCATCCGGCACAAATCCGCTCTTAACCGGCTCCGCTGCCTTCGGCTTGATGATTTCCGCTATCGGTTGCGCCCTGGCTGGCCTCGGTGGTCCAGCGGCTATCGGCTCCCCGGGCGCTGGCAATGCTCTTGGCGCTTCCGGTGTCACATCGCGCGCATTGGCAAACCGGGCGGCTTCCGGCTCACCGGCGAACCGTCCATATCTGGGGATATTCGCAGCTTGCTTGACCGCTGCGCCCACTTGCCCGTGCATGGCACCTGCGGTCATTAGCCCCGCTTCCAATAGGTTGGCTGCGCGAGGATCGATCTTTCTGAGTTCGGTAGCCGCAACCTCCAAAGGAACCCTAACAACGTCGGGAAGTGGCTGGCCGCCCATGAAGGGCATCGCTGGCTTAAAAATCCTATGGGCAACTTCGGGCACGAGACGAGCCGCATCCGGAAACGATTGCGCGACGGCGCGCACGGTCGGGTCTTTGGCGACCCCGCCCATAACCCTGGCAACATCCTCCCCCGATGGCGAGAATTCGCGCGCCGGTTCGGCTGATAGAAAGTTCTTCACCGCTTCGGCGACCGGGCGAAGTGTCTGCGCTGTGTCCGACACGCTTTGACCGACGTCCGATGCTGTGCTCTTCAACTGGTCGAACCAGTTCTTCGGCGCCGGCGGATCGGGAACAAACCCCGACGACCTGCGCGGCAATTCTTCCTGTGTGTCTGCAACGAACGGCATTTATTGAATCTTCTCGTACACGTTCGGATCGAATTCGTTGGCCGGTAGTGAGCCGGTGCGGCCGGACGCCTTTTCCTTGACCCTGATCATGGAGTTTTGCACCAGCGGTTTCCCGCCCGCTGCCGGTTTCGTGTTACGCGCAGATGGCACCCCCCCCTGATTTCCGCGTGTCGTGGTCTTAGTCGTTCTTGCAGAGCTGGACGGCCTCAATGTCGGCTTGCCGGATAGCTTGAAGCCAAACTCATCAGCAATATCCGCAAGCGCCGCCCCTTGTTGCTCCAGCGGTAAGTCTGCAACGCCGCGATCCTCTGCAGCCCTGGCTATGGTACGCTCAGCGATTAATTTGCCCTGTGGTTTAGGAGCTTCTGGACCAAGCCCGACCAGTCCCCAAAGCGCCCCAAGTGCCCCCGTCTTTGGCTCTAGCGCAAAAGTTCCCGTCATGACGGCCGGGTCGGCCTTCTCCTGCTCCGTGGTTACGTTCGAATCGCGGCCACCACCCGATGACCGGTCGCGCTGATCGTAATAACCTGCCCTTGCACCTTCGCCCCGCGCTTGCGCTTCCAAAAGTTGGCGCCGCTGCTCAAGTAACGGATCTTCCGCCTTGTCCCGTTGCGGCAAGCGATTTGCCAGCGACGGAAACAGCGCCAAGCCTCGATCGCTCGGCTCGCCGGCCGGTGCTTGCCCGTTCATGCCTTCGAGCTCGCGTTTCCTGATTGCGTTGATACCCTCCAAGGTTTTTCGCTCGCTGGTCTGCGCTATTTGGTCGGCGGCTTGCGCCTGCAATAATTCCTGGTGCTGTGGCACCTGCATGAAGCTCCCGACCTGCGAGAGATTATCCCAATGCTTCCCCGGCCCCGCGATCCGCATCGCCTGATTCTGACTGAGCGGCTTTTCCGGAGTCGCCGGCATCATCTTGCTCAGGGACGGGTTTAACGCTGGATCAAACCCGCCCTGCTCCATCGAATCCCGCTCCCGCGGATCGGGGGTGACGGATTGCATGAAGGCGGGAACTGGCGCATTTTCCTGTTGTACTGCGTTAAAGTTTTTCTGTTGTGCCGCCTTTTCGAGATGGCCGAGAGCGTTCTTTAAGAATTTCTCTGAAGTTTCCGGACCCCATCCGCGTTTCATCAGCTCGCCTTGAGCCTGAATCAGAGCAGTGGGGTTGTTGCCGCTGCTCATCTGACTAAACCCCTCGATGATTTGGTTCTTGAAATCGTCAGACGCGACATACTTCTCTGCGCTGTCGCCGGTTAACCGGCTACCGAGCTGCGTAAAATCGTTCATTTGGAAAGGAGGCATAAAATTTTCACCTGCTAACTTGACGTACTGCTGCCGCCGGTCGTGAATATCGACGCATTGGCGTTGGCGCCGCTACTGCTACCGCTGCCCGAACTCGATTGCTCCCCGTATCGGCCCGCCTGCAAAGCAATATCTGCATACTGACCAAGGATGGCTTGAAACAACTTAACCATATCCATATCGAAACCGGTCTTGCGCGCGAGTTCCTGGCGCTTCAAATCGATAGTCTTGTTCGAAGCGTCGGCAGCGGATTTCTGTGTCTGATCAAAATAGTTCCGGTGCAGGTTATCCATCACGCCGCCCTGGCCGTACTGTACCGGCGAATTGAGCAAGCCCGACTGCGACAGTTCTTCGCGGGTCTGCAAACGCGCTTTCTGATACTCCGGCTCGATGTTTTGCAACTGGCGGTTATACAGTCCCTTTTCCAACTTGGCGAAGTCCATGTCTTCGAGCCCCTGAAACTTGGGCACGCCAACCATAAACGACTGCTTTCCCTCCCAATCACTCACGCTTGCGCCGTCTTGCGTGTCGGAATATTTCAAGTTTGGGGCATTGTCCTGCAGCTCCTTCATGAAATCCGCGTTGTATCTCACACCGGATTCAGACTCGCTCTTGCTCTTCTGCTTGCTGCTACTGCCGCCACCACCAAGGCTGACCCAGCGCACCCGTGGGCCTTGGATGCCGTCGAGCACATCACGTGAAACGTTTTGGCGGTGCGAGCGACCGAGGATTGGGTTGCCAAAAAGATCAACTGATTTCATAGAGGATTCTCCCGAAAGCGGACATTTTTTCTCAGCGCGAAGTAGCGCTCGCCATTCTTGATTCTGTGGGTTGATACAGCGCGTGGATTCAAAGCGTGCAGGATCGGCCGCATAGCGCGAAAACCGCCACCCAACGGGGAAGCGAAGCCAATAATGTGCACGACGATCCCCTCACGAAGATCGAGCATCTTCAAAATTTCCACGTCGTAGTCCTTCACAACATCGATCATCCTGCGGTCGCCAATCTTAGATCCGGGGTTGTACCTGATAACTCCTAAGACGACCTCGCTCGCCGGCGCCACCAAAAGCCCGTCGTTGCGCCGGCAGAGCTCGAGCAGTTCGAGCAGGCTTTCCGCCGACTCGTCCGGGAACGCCTTGCGGATGATCCGGTAGGCATCCAACAGCGTTCGCGCCTGCTGTTCATCTAGATAGGGCTCTGCGGCTTCCATTTAATTTTCCACCATCAAAATCTTATGACCTGCCACTGTGCCGTCTGCCGGTCCCTCTTTAACCTGCTTTAGAGTAATTACCCCGGAGTCGTTGCAGCGAATCAGCATCCCGACTTGACCAGTCCCCGGAGTCTGAAACACGGCATGGTTTACCAGCACACCCAATTCCCTGATGTTTATGGCAAGAGATCCTAATTCGGCCGCGTCTGTTGGGTCGGCGATCGCGCCGGCTAGCTCCGCATAGATTCGCTCGGCTCCCGCCAAACTGCGCCCGCGCCACTGGTAACGACCAAGGAAGTCAGAGACTGCCGGACTAACGGAATGTTTCATCAATCCCGAAATCGGCTCCCCGTTGGCCCCGTCGTCCTGAGTCATCAGCCCGTAAAAGCCATTGCTGCTGTTGTTCGATAGGACCGCGTTGGTATTGCCCCCATTGTTGAACAGTTTTATCGGTCCCCCTGGAGACAGCACGCCAGATACCAGGTTGTCGGAGTCGGTCGCAAAGAACGCGATATCGAAGTCAGTGTTGTTGTAGGTCACCAGGCCGTGCACACGGTTGCCGATGTTGGATTGGCCCGAGAACCATAGCCCGTCGTCATTTCCAGAACCGGCGACATTGCCGATCGATGTTAGATTGGTGAATAGGCACCGCTGAGTCCGCAAGGTAATCGCTATGCCCGTGGAGCCGGAGTTGCCGCTGGTGATCTTGTCGAAGCTGCAGGACAGACAGCCTGCGCTTTTGAAACCGCGCCCCGCTGCGCCGAAATCAATAACGCCATCACTGACACTGTAGGTGCATGCTATGAACTGCGGCCCAAAGCCCGCCGCGTTGGTTGAATGGATAACACCGAACGAAGCAAGTGTTTCTTCTCTGAACTGAATGTCCGACTCGTTACCGCTGCCGCATTGGCGTGTTTTTATATTGTCGTAGGTATTTTCATAGCCGCGCCAGGTCTGGAGGCCCGCTTCCGAACAATTCAAGATTTGCAGATTCTCAAATATCCCGTCGCGCACGTCTTCGATCCACACCCCGCGCCGGGTGGTGCCGGTGGCAGCGCCCATGTCTATGGTCATATCGCTCAGGCCGACATCCGCGATCGGTGTCCACTCGTTCACCGTTGGGGTTTCCGCCGTCAAAAAATCAATCGGCGCCGGCGCTTCCAGCGTGACATTGAGCGATGCAATCGAAGTAATTTCCGAGATAAGGTTACAAACCGCCGATTGCCCAGGCGGGACGGTGACAATCGAATTTATGCGCAACAGGTCACCCGCCGCTAAACCCGCCACGCTAGTGAGTGCGGCGACCCTCGTTCCAAGCAGAAAATTGGTAGTGAGAGGCCCGAGGCTTGCGCCAAATCCCGGCCCATCGAAACGAAAAGCGGTAAACGGCGAGGCATTGCCTATGCCCTTTACAACGGTTATGCCGAAGCCGTCGCCGTAAATCCTTACCAGCGAAGTATCGACCAATATTTCCGCGTCGATCTCATAAACTCTCGGGCCTGGTAGATGAACCAAGCCCCCGCCTTCCGCGACCGCCGCCGCAATTGCCCGAACGATGGCCGGTCTGTCATTGGCGTCGCCTGGCTCGATAAAATCCAGAACATTTTTGACGTTGGCGAACTGCGCCGGCAGTTGCGCGAGGGGAACCTTGGCATTGCTATCGAGCCCGGCATATCCATTGATTTCGCCCTTCTCGCTTATCGGTTGATTCCCTTGAATCAGCTGATTGATCGTATAGGCGTGATTGCCGAGCACCGGCACCAAACTATGATGCAGGTCCGATACCGATTGATCGGGTAGAAACGGCTGTTCGTTTACGGGTGCGACAGGCATTTTTATTTAAATCGCGTAAGGCAATTCTTCGATGACCATGACCGCCGCCGTCCCGCTATCGGCCAACAGTGTAGCGATTCCGCCATTGACCGCGCGCATGTGAATAGCAACCTCATGCGTTCCCGCCACTAAAAGCGGCGATACCACCGTCAGAGAAAGCGGCACCGAATGCGATGGAGCAGCCGCGATAAACTTAGACGTGCCATCGACACCACAAAGAATCGTGCCATCGACCAGCACCGCGATCACCACGCCGCAATCGACGGTATCGTTCTCCACCGAACCGGTGAACGAAACCTTGATCCGCCGCGGGAGCAGGCCCACCCCGCCCGTTGAAAAGCTGGTGCCCAGAAAAGAGACGGCGACAAAAGAAAGCGAACCCGTACTAAAATGGCCGCCGACTTTAACGAGTTGATTAAAGTTGAGCCTGCGAGTCTGATTGAAGACCGCATCATCGACATAAAATTTAGGCGCAAGACTAAATGTTTGCGTGAGTGCGGCGCCTTGGCCAATGCCGCCAAAGCCAATCCCGCCGCCGCCGCCGCGCTCGATCAGGTACTGAGTAACCCAAAATGGCTCTAGTTCGGTGCCGAGATTGGCCTGGAAGTACATATGCCCGGCGTCCTCGATCAAACGCCAATCGCCCGCATTTGCCTCAGTGCCAATGAACCGAACAAATGGATTGACGAACTTTAAAAGGAGTGCCCCGGTGATCGTGTCGCCAATGTTAGTAAGCTTGCTGGCCAAACTGGCCAACAGGCCGGCGATCTTCGATTGCGCGATGTTGGCGCTGGCCTTGACATTATCGTCGTCCAGATTGCCGTTGATCTCGTTGTAGAGCGGGTCGACAACGTTATCGAGCATCGGCAACTGAGGGGTCGTTTGCCCCGTGAAAACTACTGGCTTGTTAATAATTCCCATGTTTCTCTTTCATGCCGACAGTGCGAACAACTCCCGCACCCGCGCGTCTTTAAGTTTCAACTGGACTGCCAATTGATGAAATTTAAAATCCGGGCCGTCTCCGGTATTCTCGAAGTAAAAGCTCGCGTAGCGCCCGTAGTGAAAATTCAGGACCGAGGTGACGGTGCTTTGAATCGCGCTCCCGGGAAACCAAGTCACCGTACCCGGTCCCCAAGTGACGACACCCGGCCCCCACTCGATGTTTTCCTGACTTCGTTGATCGACCTGGCCGGTGGCGGTTTTATCGCCGAAGGTGTAGCCAATTTGATAACTGGTGAGGCGGAGCGCTTCGAAGATCGGGAACATCCAGCGAATCTGTTTCACCCGCGTCAGCGTCCCGAAGTTCTCCCAGCGAGTCTGAAAACTGCACTTGTAATCCACGCCAAGATCCAGGTTGCCGACATCGGCGCGGCGGATCTTGCCGTCGTCCGATCGGCCGTAATAAAGCTCCCCTTGGTCCTGCGGCCCGTCCCAGATTGAGAACGATTCCGCACGAAAGCCGGTATAGGGGCTCCATGAGATAAGCGCGCCGTTGGGGCTGTCGACGTAAGTACCTACCCAGAGTTGATCGTTAGCCCCGCCGACCGGATTGAAGGACAAAAGATATTGGCGTTTTTTGGGGTAATACCGGCCCACCGCGTTACGGAAGAATCCGCTGAACAACGGATCGATCTTTCCCGAGATCGGCGCGCAGTTATAGCCGTCCGTGGCATATACGCCGTCTTGGGCAAGGAACACGACGCTATCCGGCGTGCCCTTCTGCGAGGTGATGATGGCTGCCGACCATGGCGCGATACATTTCACGTCACTAAAGCGCGTGAGCCTGCCGCCGAGCAGGGGTGATCCCTCGAAGCGGTAAAGACCGGAATCTTTTGCGACGACGAGAAGACCTCGGCCGAACGATTTGATGAACGATCCGGTGCCGCCGTACTTGTCCGAGAGTGACAACGCGCTGGCGCCCGGCCACACGTTGTCGGTGTTTAGATTGCTGAAGTAGAGAAGATTGTCCTGCAAACCCCAGAGCCGGTCATCGTGGAGTTCGATTTGTGAGAATATCGGCGGGCTTCCTGCGCCATTGGCGAACGTGGTCCCGTCGTAGGTTTTAAGCGGCTCGACGCCGTTGGTCAGATAAATCTTATCCTTGACCGACCAATTGACGATGGAGAACTTTCTATCTGCGCTAAGACCGGAAGCGATCTGCACCGCGCCGGCGCTGGTGACCGTGTAAACCTTGGTGCCCGACGTTGCAATGGTGATGCGCGCGCCGTTGTTTTTATAGAAGCGGTAGAGGCTGCGAATGGGGCTGCTGTCGATGTGCGTGCCAAACAGTTCGGTCTGCCCGCCGCGGCCCACTACAGAGCCCGAGGCGATCGGCATCATGTTGACGCAGGAGGTCAGATCGGCTTGACCGAGGCCAACCGGCGAATCCCTGGAATTCACGCCGCCGCTGAACGGGCCGATGATTGCGTCTGGTGCGAAAAATCCCAAGGTTACAGATCCCGGTACTGCACTTGCGCCGGTCGATCGAAGTCGACGCTCTGCTGAAAGAAATATCTTCCGACTGCCTTTTCGTACTCCTGCATGGTCGCCGGATAATCCGCGAACGAATCGAACCGCGCGCCGAAGGCATAAGCCCCCAGCATCAGCATGTTCGTCGCCTTCACCGTGATCTCGGTCAAATCGTCGGTCTCTGCCAGCGCGGTGATGTCGCGGTATTTCCAGACGTGGAGCTTTTGAATATTGGTCGGCTCTGCCGGCGCCCATTCCGCCGACGGCACCGGATGAACCCGCAGGGTCAGCGCGCCGAACACGGTGTAGTAGCGCGGCAGGTCCTTGGTGAGCACGCCGTCTTGCAGCATCTGCTCGAGGTATTCGTCGTTGCTGAGCTTCTTTAGAATTCCGTCGCAGCCGGCCGCCGGCAGGAACACTTTGAAAACCTTGTCAGTGTCCAGCTGCAGGTCATAGTTGCGCCCCGTGTTCATGTCGGTGCCGGAGCCCTCGCGCAGCGCCGTCATTTCCTCGCGCTGCAGCGAATGCAAATAACCGCGGCTGGCGATATCCCCTAAAACAATATCGACCCAGTGACCAACGAGCGTCCGCGCCGCGGTTGATTGGTCCTGCATGAGCTCCAAAACCCTTAGAGTGATTGCGCTCTTCAGCATTTAAGCGCTTCCGACCTCGACCATATCTTCATCCGGAGGTCCGCCGACCTGTACGATGTCAGAGTGTGCCGCCGCGGCGCGCTTGGCCGCATCCCGCCATTCCGCCGCCTCTTCCGGACTGCATTGGCCGTGAATCGTGTAGCCGTAATCGGACTGGACTATCTTCCGCAGAAACTTCTTGCCGTTATGCTCGATCGGGTGGCCGTGATCCAAGCCGACGCGCTGGGCCATTTCGAGCGCGTTGATCGCCGACTGCGGCAACGGGACTTTCTCGCCTTTGCGGATGACGTATGTGACGCCGTTGGGGTGTAAATCCACTTGCGCCTGCTGATCCTGCTCGCCCATTTGGTGAAACGTGATCCAGTAATGCTGTTCTTTGCGCTGATCGGCCTGCGCACTGGCAAATGATTGCTGCGCCTGATGGCGCTCCTCGGTGATATCTTCAACCGGTGCTTTTTTTGCTGCTCTTGGCATAGTTCGGCTCCTTGGTTAGTGGCGAGGGGAGACTCCATATTTCAGGAGTCCCCCGAGGCCTGGTTAATTTTCTTAGGCCCCGCCAATGGAAAGCTTCAGAATGATAATGTTCCAGATCTTGGCGCCGCCGTTGATCGCGGTGGTCGCGTTGATGCCGTTGCACAAATAGACCGACACGACATCATCCGCGGTGACTTTCGCGCCCTGCGGATGCAACTGAGTCTCGATCGCTTCGGGCAATGCCAAGACCGGATCGCCTGCGCGTGCGCCGGGAATCGCGATGGTCTCAATGCCCTGAGCCGCTGCGGCCACGGAGGCCGGATCGATGGAGCACTGCCACCATTCCTGGCGTCCCCCGCCCATGTTGCACTCGCCTTTTTTGGTAATCGCTGTTCCTGCCATGATAAATTCTCCTTGTTACTTACTTTAGTTATAAACGCCCAAAACAAGCCTAAGTTATTGAAAACTCAAGCTAAAACGCCGTGCTCAAGCCTGCTCATGAAAGCGTTGTTCAAAATTTTGAACGTCTGCGCCGCTTTCCAACCGACGGTTGCGCGCTGCTTCAACGGATCGGATGTTCCGCCAGAGCCCAACGGCTGGGTGATCATCTCGGAGGCATGGGACGTGAGCGGGATCTTGCCGTAGGCGTGCATCCCCAAGAACACGTCGGCGTAAACGTCTTCCTCAGTAGTGTTCGTGGTCAAATGGGTCGAGGTTACCGTGGCGCCCGCGCTCGGGAACGCTTTGGCGAACGTGGTCATGACGAAGCGCGCCTCACGATAGGAACCGACTTCCGAATCCATAACTTCTTGCTGCGCCGGGTAATCTTTCACCGACACGAACCCGCTGACGCCGCGGAGCGTATAGAACGTGAACGGATGGATGATCGCCCAATAGGCGGGCAAGATGGCCTGCGTGCCGATCCCGGTCGAGGGCTTGACCAGCTTGGTGAACGGTTTGGCATTGCCGTTCTGCAAGAATCGAAGAACCTTATTGATGGCGACGGCGTTGATGAGCCCGTCGACCTCGGTGCGGGTGGCCGAGGTGGCGCCCACGTCATCGGTGCAACAAAATACCGAACTGCCGGCGACGATGATGTCGCGGCAAACCTGATCGAGCGACTGTCCTTCCTGCTCGCCCAAAACATCGCTGGCTTCGTTCAGCACTTCGTCGCGCGAGGTCCATTCGAGGATGTCCGAGAGAGTTACGAACGAACCGTACTGAACCACGGTCGCGGTGATATCGGTCTTCGAGAGCACGGTGCCGAGCGGCGTAATGCTCTCGATCAACGCCGTAGTGTTGGGGCTTAGAGCCTCCCAGCGCCGAAACGTGATTGATTTAGTAGAGCGGTCTTTGAGCGGCCGATCGTCGCCGAACTGAGCATGAACGAGGTGGGGCTGTGCCCGCTCCAACAACTTTCTGTCGTAGTAGGCCTGGTCTGTGGCCTCCATGGTCGCAAATAGAGTAGTAGGCATTGGCAAAGTTTCCTTCTGGGACTCGTGGTCCCAACCGTCCAGGAAACCTTGCCGTGGCGAGGCGAGCTGGCTATATGACGGATGCTGTTAATCGTTCCCGGAGTGGATTGCCGAAACAATCGAGTCCGGGTTTTGTCTAGGGGAAGGCTTGCGCCGAGCCAAAGACAAATCGTAGGGGCGAAAAATCTTTCGCCCGCACCGCGTTTTACATTCGACCCGTATTCTTGGCCACGAGTTTTTCGTACTCCGCTTTGGGCATATTCAATATGTCCTCGGGAGTGAGCTGCGCGCTCGTAGGACCGGATCGGCCCCCTTTGACTCGCACGGCCTGTTTGCTTACGTCGTCAATTTTCTTAGCGAACGACTCGCGCCCCTGACGCTGGAACAGTTCGCGAAGGCCGTTAATATTGCGGCTCTTAACGACGATTCCTAACGTGTATGCGTTTTCCGCGGGGTCGCCGGGCAGTTCCTTTAACAACGCCAGCACCTTCGGGTTACTCTCTACCAGCGGAATGAGAACGTCTTGTTCCACTTCCGCAAATGACGGGATACCGCTATCCGGATCTCCCACGTTTTCCCTTCGAGCTTTTTGCATCGAATTCTTAAAATTGGATTCGCGTTCGCGCTCGGTCAGCTTCTCCGTGAAGTTCTTCTCGAAGAATTGAGCATTCTGCTTGTTGATATGCTCGAGCAGTTGTTCAACATCTTCGAACTTCGGCTTGCCCTCGGCGTCGGTGGTGTTACCGTTCGCACCGTTAGCGTTGCCATTTGCGTTGGGCTTGGCCGCAATGCCTTCATCCTTCGCCCGGAAGTCTTCGAGCGGTACGCGATTCTGGCGCTTCTTCTTTTCCTTGTCGGTCTCGCCGCGCCAATAGCTGGCCGTGTCTTTCCAGTAATCGGCCTTCGACTCGTAGTCGGGACCGTATTTTTCAACGCGCCAGTCGGGCTTTGCCTGCGTCGACTCGGTTTGCGTGTCGGTCGATTGGTCTTGTTCGACCTCCGTGGTGGTCTCGGTCGATTGCTCAGTCTGCGTAGTTCCTAATTGTTCGTCTGTTTCGTCGGGCATATTGCCTCCCTTTACTGAACTTCATTGTGCAGGAGCACACGATGCTCCCTTTGGTCGCGGGTTGGCTCGCACCAGCACCGCTCGGTTAGAAGATGATAACGAACTACTCTGCCACCGGGATAAACATGAAATACGCCGGCGAGCGTCCCTAGCCTGGCCCATACCGCCGTGTAGTGGCTTACCGCGTAATTCTTAGCCTCCTGAAGTGTTTCAAAGCTCATTGGGTTTTTACGATTCACAGATCACCTCAGTCTTCACTGCACAGGTCCATTCGGCATCGGCCCGCCCGGCCCCGGCCCTATTAGCTGCCTCTTCATCGCTTCCATCTGCTCCATCTTCTGCAAGTGCTCTTTGATCGCCGCCTTGGCGTTCTCGGGGAAGTCGCTCATGTCCACCAGCACGGCCGGCGGGATGGCGCCAGGGAAATCCTTGGCCGCCTTGAGCAGAGTTTCGAACTGCGCCATGCGCACCGTGACCGACTGCGGCGAGCGATCAACCACATAGTCGTACTCAGCCTTCAAGCAGCGGTCGACGACCTGAAATAACTTGTTCTGATCGGCCTGCATGCTCAAAAACGTCTTCGCCCCCATGTCGTCGGGGTTTCTGACACTCTGTGCACCGAGGATGCGAATGATTCTTGACTGCGTGTATGTCTGCTGGATATTCGAGATGAGCTGATAGCCGAGAATCTTGTCGCCCAAGAGTTGATTGTCGAAGAAGTCTTCATTGCCGGTCATGCCGCCGCGCTGTCGCGCCTCAATGGCTTTGCCGGAGATAGTTTTCTGCGTACCCGTACCCAATAAGTCTGCGTTGAGCAGGGAAATTTCCCGAATCGACTCGTCGCCCATTTGCGCCAGGGTCATATGAGCGGTGTCGAGGTTGGTTGGGAGGATCTTCCGCGGCTCTACCTCGTCATAGGAGATGACAATGCCGGGAACCGATCCAAACTTTTCTAGCTGCTCCTGATTCGCGCCGCCGCTGGCCTTGTTCAGCCAGCCCGAATTGGCCGAGCGGTTTAAATGCCCCATGACCTGGGAGATGGATTTATTGCCGAGGCGCTGCGGATCCTTCAGATATTCAACGAGGCCGAACGGTTCGCCCATAAACTGCAAACCGATGTAAGGGATTAAGGGCAGCATGTTGTGCTTGAACGGACTCGGCTTGTCTTGGACGATGAGCCAGCCCATCACCGTCGCCACACGTACGACGGTCTTATTTTGTCGTACGAACTGAAAGGCGGAGCGCTGTTGCTCGTCCATGCCTTCCAATTGTTCTATGAAGCTCTCTTCCTCGGCGTTGCGGACATCGCCGGTGGAGACATTGACGGCGAGGAGGATCGGCTCGCGCACTTTGTACCAATGCTCTAAGCAACGGACGCGCTTGGTTTCTTGATCTAAGAAAAGTTTATTCTCCCACTGGACATCGCCGGTCTGGACTCCGCTCACTAGGTAGGGCGTGGAGCCCGACAGCCAATCGCCCAGCTTGATCTGATCGGCAAATTCCGGCCACAATTCTTTCGCTTCGTCCTCGGTCATCCATGGCGAGTCCTGCACCCAGCGCATATCGGAGCCGGACCAATCGTCCGACATCGTGTCCCAAAAGATTTGAAACGGGTTTCGCCGCTGCAGCGTGCAGTCGCCGTTGATGTTCTCGTCATAGCTGATGTCGGTCTTGACCCAGCCGCGGCCGCAAATATAAACGTCGTTGGATTTTCGAGTGAGCTGCCAAGGCGCGAGATTCTCGTCGAGGCAATACTTGATGAGCCCGGTCATCACGTCGGAATCGTTGGTGTCGGAGCCCTCCCGGGGGAAGACGCGCAGTTCCTCGCGGTTCTGGCGCTCCATGCCGGAGAGCAAGCGGACCTGCGGCAAGACTTTGTTGAAAGTCATCGCCGGCCGCATGCCGCCCGCGGGCGAGGCTAGAAATTCAACGTCTTTTTTATCCCACTGCTTGTTCTCAACGAAGTCGTAGGATTCGGCGCCGGAGTCGCGCCAGGTCTGGGTAGCTTTGTAATTGGTCTGGGTACAGGTGCGGATCTTGGTGATCTGGTCAAGGACATCGGAGCCCTTGCTTTGGAGCGCGTCGTTCTTCTCACGCGCGCCACGACCGCGGAAGGCGGGACGGCCTTTCTGAAGGGAAGCGAGTTCGCGGGGGTCGATGTTAAGCGGCAATTAAGTCATTTTGATAGCGGACCCGTTATCTGGGGAAGCGTCCTCCTTAAATGTATTGGCGATCTGCGCAATTTCCGCATCACAACGGTCCAGAATTGCCTGTATCCACGCCGGATGAACAACAACAAATCTGCCATCAGGGTAAAGCGTATATTTAGGGATACTCCGATTAAGCGCATTTAACTTGATGCGATTCAGCGGTTCGACCCGCTCTAAAAACTCGCGCATCATATCGCGCCTATTTGTTAAGCTCACTTCTCCGCTCCTGTCAGCACCACACCATGCGGAAGTGTATATTTACACCCCATTTTAGGGTCGCAGCTAAGATGCCCACAGTTAGCTATCTCCGCTTTCTCGCCCGACTGATCGATATCCTTCTTCAGCGCGATGTCGATGGCGCGCACGTGACGGCGGATCTCTATGACGGTTTCCCGGCGCATCAGCGCGGCTTCCATCCATCGCGCCGGGACAACTCGCGCTGCAAATCCTTGAGCGGATCGGGTTGCCATGGGTCGTTTTGTTTTCGTTCGATCATGTCCAGCGTGAGTATCGGGTCGGGGCTGCTACAGACTGAAACATTGCTGGACATAGCGTGCTGTACTGACATTAATTGCCGGTTGTACCACTGATTTTTCAACCGCGCCGTCTCGGGATCATCGATCAAGGGCGACATATCAATAGTCTTCGAGTCCCTTTTTCTTCCCGCCGCCCATGGCGAAGCCTTTGGGGCTCCCGGTCGATTCACTGCCGGGGCTCAGTGTCGCTTTAGATTTGCGATTCTTCTTTGCGCTCTTGCCCTTGGGGGATTTCTTGAAGGGGGGTTTCATGATTTCAATTCCTCTTTGAGCAACGCCTTGGCGCGGTCACGAATCGCTCGCATACTCTTTACGCGGGACTGTAATCTCTCTGCATTCGTGCGAGACCTATCTGCGTGTTCAATGCCTCGCATCTCGTTGAAATACGTGAAAACGGCCCCATAGACCTCGGCCTCGTAAACCTCATCAATGATTTCAAGCTCGGTCTTCATTCAATTTAGCACCGAGTTCTCCGATTGAAGGTGCTTCACTAGCTTATACTCGATCCTCGCCGGACTAGATACATCGGCCTTACAGGCGAAGCACAGCGTGTATAAAATCATGTGCTGGCCCAACCGATCGAGTCCGTGCGGCACGACGTAAGTTTCAACGCAGTGCGGCGCCCCTTCGCAGAGATAACAGGGTTCTTTCGAGGTGACGGAAACGATCGCCTGGACGGCCTGTTTCAAGTCCATCACCGGCAACTCGCGCGGCGCGGGGTTCAATTTACCTTCCATGGTATCGACGAGAGTCTGCGCTCTCTCGGCGTTGAGGTCTCGCTTGGGCTTCACCAGGCTGCGGACGCGATGGCGGATGGGGATCGCTTTGCTCATGACAACAACTTGCTCACGCTGATCCACGAGCCAATTTTGAATCCGCAGGCATAGCACATCGTTAATTCAGCGTGCAGCATTCCAAGCTCATCCTCGCCACAACGCGGGCAATCCGGCATTTTAGACTTAGGCTTCAGTTCCGTTTCGTCCCACTCCGGCAATTCAAGCTCTTCTTGCTTGCACAGCCGGCCGAAACTCTGTCGGAGTCCGAAGCTCATTCACCCGTGCGCGTTCTTCAAATACTCCGACACCGCCGGCACCAACTCCGAAGCCGTGACCGGCGAAAAACTTCCGCACTGGTTCCCCTTGATCGTCGCGGTCCAGCTATAGAGCTCGGCGCCGGCCGGATCGGGGCGTTTGAGCTGTTCGGCTACCGACGCCTTGCGGACGGTAACGGGCAAATCCCCAAAGATAAACGACGCGGGCAAATCAACCGTCCCGTCGAAGGCATCGGGATACTCGGCCAAAATCGCCGGTGCAACGACATCGCCGCGCTGAAACGCGACCCTGACGGAATCCCGGTGCTCCGTCCTCACCGCTGCCTTTGCCATACGATCGAGCTTTTCCGGCCCTGCGTCCTTCGATTGGCTGTCAAGAGTTGCCTTAACAACCGCCTGACCCCGCTTGCTCGCCTTGAACTCCTCGAAGCTCATTTCGTGGGCTTCTTTGACCGGTGCGGGCTTCGCTTCTACCTTCGGCGCCATCGTATGAACTGCCGGAGCGTTCATCGGTGCCCTCGGTGCCGGTGCATGCGGGTCACTATGCATGTCTTTGTCTTTGTTCGCGTCTGCCATTGTCTTTCTCCTTTTCTTTTTAGTAGCCACGATTTTTCGCAACGTGCTTCTCGAATTCTGCGCTCTCCATGTTTTTATAGTCTGGCCCTTGGTCCATATCCTCACCAGCGCCTTCGCCTTTGCCGTTAACTGATTGTAAGGCAAACTCAATGTAATCCCCCTGCTGCTGGGGCTCACCGTTCACCGGCTCACCGTTAACCGGTGGCACACCGACCGAGGTTACCACCGCATCGATCGTGATCGGCACCGTGTCGCCGACCTTTCGATCCATGAAAGGTTTAGCGAGATCGCCTTCGAGGCAGAGTTTATTGTTTTCGTTCATTGGGAATCTCCTACGACGCGCTCATAAGTGGCTTCAAAAATGTCTGGCTTGCACGGATACTGCTCGCCTTTCACTCCCGTAATAATCCAATCGCCGGGTTCCACGTTTAGCGCTCGACCTTCAAGCGTATCGATCGCGTACCCCGTAGGTGAGTCGCGATCCCTAAAAACTCCGGCCGGCCAACCGTCCACGGAGTTTTCGACAAATTGCATCGCCTCGATCACCACTGGCTTTTTTCTAAACTTCATGGCTTCCTCACGAATCTAGTTGAGCCACGTCCGGCTCCTGCGCCGTAATCACCCACTGGCTACCAAGAAAGTTTACCAGCACGATCACCCCGCCCCTGGCCTGAATCGCCTCCACCAACTTCTCGTACTCGCAGACCGCTTCGGCAAGAACCGTCGAAGTAGTTTTGTAGACTTTCCATCTCATTTGTTAGTCAGCCGCTCCGGAAGATCGATCCCCGCCCAATTGCATATCTCAACGATTGTCTTGTCCCCGCAATTCTTGCAGTGAAGCAACGGGTAAAGGTCCACTAAAAACTTCTCTCTAACTTTATCCCGCACTGTGTCAGGGTCTGTTTGATCGGTGATTTCTATCCCGAGATTCACTAAAGCGTTCATTGCCCTTACAGATACAAAATCCGGCTCCGTTTGCCTTCGTTGCCAGGATTCAACCAACTGCGCGGCGCGCGCACTTGAGACTCCAAGCACGGAACCGACTTCCCTAAATGTTTTACCCTGCGCCCGTAATCCGGCAGCTGTTTCGGGTCGTTCCCAATTGCGTTTTCCCATGTGCGAAACTATGGCGCAGGCTTCCATTGTTCGTCAACTAGGCGCTCATCGCGCTCGGCGGGAGTTTCATCGCCGGCTTATTCACCGGTTGGTAAAGCTTCACAAGTGGGAATATCTTGCGGGCGGCGTGGCCGGCGGCATCGCAAACGTGCGAAAACTCATTTTTCAACGGCTCCGTCCCGGTAATCTTGCTCGCGTGCGTATCCAACCCCCAACGATAGCCGCCCGACAACGCCTCGATCGAGATCGGACAGCCAAGCTTATCGATCTGAATGCCGGGCGTGCCCTCAATGACTTTATTCAACCGCTCTCTGACGCCTTCAATGCGATCGGTGATCGCCGGTATCCCCGGCTGCAGCTCGAATCCCTGCGCCTTGAAAATCTGCTGCCAAGACTTCTCGTCGCTCTTGTTGGGACCGGTCGACGCTTTAGCAGTCAGCGCGAACGGATCGCCCCAGCCGACCTTGAACGAAAAGCCAGGGAAATACTCGTTCGCCATGGTCTTGCACTCATCGGCAAATCTGACCGGCCCGACCTGTTCGACCAGCTTACCGTCGACATAGCCGCCCTGCAGCTCGCGCAGCCAGAGCCACCGGCCCTTATGGTCGACCTGTGTAAACAAAGCTGCTGGCGTCCATCCTGAGCTGTCCACGCATAGCGTAAGGGGCAATCCGTGAATCGGCTTCAAATCCTCGACGACGTGCATTCTCTCTGAAAAATCCTTTTGAAAGACGGGCAGGCCGGGATACATCGCGACCCGCTTACCGCGAATGAACCGATCGGCCATGTCTGCGGGAAGGATCTTTAAGAGTTCGTCATAGAACCCAGCACGGATGTTTTCCGCATTCTCCTCGGGCGGGAACCAATAGTGCCGCCAGTTCAAGTCTTTGAGCTTCGCCGCCGGGGCATCGATCAACAGGCGCGAGGCCCAATGGTGCATCGGAGGCGGGTTCGAGGTCATGCAGAGCTCGGGATTGTCGATGCCGGTCTGCTCAAGACGGGTACAGGCGATGTTAAAAATCTCTTCACTGATACCCGGCGACATGATCCCGCTCGGTGTGAATGCCGGCGCGATTTCCTCGAGGCCGATGAAGCCGTAGCCGGATGATAGAAAGTTGCTGGCTTCCGCGGCCGTCTGACCATGACGGAAAAGCAGCTCCGCGGTGATATCGGTGTCGGGGATGTGCAATCTGACAGTGCGCGGCGTCGATTCGGTGATCTCGCACAGCGGGCCGAGCCAGGAATCGAAAGTGTTGAGTGTCGTATCCTTCAAGTTGCGGTATGTATCTCTTAGGATAATCCCGCGCAGGCTGATGCCGAGCTTCGCCGCTTCCACCGCCATGTAGAAGAAACGCCAGCAAAGCCAAACACTTTTACCCGTGCGGATCGGCCCCCAGGCGTAACGGACCCGAACATTGCCGCAATGCGCCCTCTGCGCCGTGGGGCCGGGCCAGTAAGAAATCGTTTGTTCCGCCGTAGCTTGCATTTTAGCGTCTACTATGTCCCTACTAGTGAATGCCTAATAGAACTATTGAAGAGTCCCGCGCTTACTACGCAAAGAACAAAGTTAGAATCAACGAACTCGCTAAACAATACAGACTCAACCATCTTGAAAAATGGAAACAATACCATAGCGAATGGGAGAGAAATAAAAGACTCAACGATCCAGTTTTCAGAGAAAAACGCCTCCGATACAGAACCGAATACCACCGCAGGGTCCGCGCCAAAGAGGCACTCGAACAGGCAAAGCGAAATAAGACACTTAAAGGAAAAGCCAAAAAAGCGCTTTGGCATGCGGTTAAAACTGGCAAAGTAATTAAGCCCACCAAATGCGACGGCTGCAACAAAGAGCTTCCGAAAGCAAAGATCCAGGGCCATCATCATGACTATACTAAAGCCCTTGATGTGATTTGGCTCTGCTCCTTCTGCCACGCCGCCCTCCATCGGCATTAACGGCCAATAGCGGATGAGCGTTTCGTTTTCGACGGCTTGGCTAATCATTTGCTCTTTACCACCCGCAGCTTGCGCTTTCTCTGCACCTTCTGAGTCTTCAGCGCTTTTGCCGCCCAATGGGTAGGACTCGGCTTTGTCTGGACGACTATCACCTTAGTTTTCATTTTCAGTTCTTTGGAGCCTGCGAGAGGGATCGAACCTCTATCTCTCGATTACGGGTCGAGGGCTCTGCCATTGAGCTACCCAGGCCATCATTTAACCTTACTCGGATCGAAAGCATCCACCCGCACGATCTTTAGCCCGCCGCTTATCTGGAGCTCCTGCTTGGCGGCCGGCATAAATTTGTCGATCAAGTGCATTAAAACCTTGTCGTTTTTCCGTGACCGCTTGAGATAATGACGCGCCGATCCCCCAATATCTTTTTCGAGCTCTCTTTGAACAATCTCAGCAGCCGCTAAATCTTTTGCCCGTTTCTCATTTGTCGGTCTGCCTGATCCTTTTTGCGGGCCTCCCTGATTGGGATGACGCTGGCCCTTCTTGAATGGCATATGGTTTTATTTGATTTTACTTACCCTTAGCCTTCGCTATAGTACGGCTTTCTTACCAGCCCAACATTGCTTTCGAACCAAGCGTGATGACCGCCCGGACACATTCGAACAAAGCGCCCAAGCTCAACAGTGGATCTAATTGAGCGCCTGACGGTCAGTATCCGGTCGCCGATGGGTGACCCGCGTCCATACATACCCCACAGATGCGCCATAAGCAGAGCCGCCGAGGTTTTCCGTTTCGTACTCACTGCTTATTTCTTCGCCTTCGCCTTATCCGCAGCCACCCGGCGCTCGATCTCGGCATCCAACTGCTTCTTGTTGCCTTCCAATTGCGCCAGCGCTGCTTGCAACTGTTGAATCCGGTCTGTCACCACCGCCCGGCTGTTGGCGAGCGTTTCTATACTGATCGGCGCGTTTGGATCCACCGCCGGGGCTTTGGCCGGGGCATCGGCTGCGAATACTGGAAATGTCGTGAGTAGCATGATTGCTAGAACGACGAGGACGGTTCGGATTTTCATCTAGTCTTTCTCCTTGGTTTTGGGTTTTACTTCAAATTTAGGTGCCTTGGTAAACGGGACAGGTTCCAGATAAGTTCCACCGTGCTCAGTAATGAATGAAGCCATCCAATCAATCACTTTCACATCCTTGCAAACCCCGCATGCTTCCCACTCTTTCTCTGTCCAGGCGGTTAAACCAATCTTAGAGATGGCATCAAGGCGGTCATCCGCTCTCACGCGCATAGCCGCGGAACTTATCCGCGAATCAAAAGTAACGTGGTAAAATTGCAACCGTTTACCTTCCCCGCTGTGCGCCATGGGCATCAGGGCCACAACGAAGAGCATACTGATTAAAATCCGCTTGGCCATCTTTATCGTCGCGCCAAATGATATCGCTTGATGTCTTTTTCCACGGTCCCACGGGAAATTCTGAGCACCCGCGCGATCTGGGAATGGTTGGTACCATGCTTCATCAACTCGGTAATCGATCCGCGTCGCTCATTCATTCGTTGCTGCATCGGCGTCAGCCGGGCGTCCCAAGCTTCCCGCTCGGTCAGCTCTTCGGACTCTTCACCGTCGCTGAGCCCTTCCGCCATCGCGCTGAATTCCATCTTGCGCCAGCGCTGTTCGCGGACCCGCTCGATCTTGTCGAGCTTGGCCAGGACTTTGTTGATTTGGTCCCACTCGTTCATGGGGACTTACCCCCACCCCGCGCTGTCCCGCATCCTGCGAAACATCCGTTGCACCACCGCCAGTTGGCTGTCATAGACCATCTTCTTGAGTTCGTGAATCGCCATGTGCAGCTTTAACTGTTCGACCGGCCACATACGCGCGCCGCAGTGTTCGCACTGGACGGATAGCGCGAGCGCTTCGGCGAGGGTGGTCACAGCCTCGATATGTCCCTGCCCGACCTCACCCCGGGCGGCGGCCGGTCTTGACCATCCGCGGGAATTAGCCGCCGACTCTTTGGATTCCACCAATTGAACTGAGGGTGTGAGTGTTGACGCAGAATTTTCTTTAATTCTTCGCGGGTTAGATGCTTCCCGGCCGGATCGCAATAATCTGTTTCATTCATGGAGAGAAAAACGAAACCCGCCACCTACATGGCGAGTCCCGCCAGCCAGACGAGGAAATGAGGTGCCTTCATCAGCTTTAAGCCATTGCGCCTATTACTGGTGGAAGTCTACACATTTCTTGCTCTATATAGATAAAATCATTATACTACTATCACTAAGATGAGGTCATAATGATTGCGCAAATCCATTGCTCCCAATGTTCCAAACCTCCCTTTGCACGCGGCTTCTGCCAATCACACTACCAACAGGCAGCAAGGAACGGCACAATCGAAATCAAACCCCATTCGCTAAATACTCCAACACTTAGAAAACTCAAAAAGATACAAAGCAATATCAATCTTCGATGCAACTACCCCGGCACACATAGATACGAAAATTACGGCGGAAGGGGAATTAAAAACCTGCTCACCCTAACCGACTTACAGCACCTATGGAATCGCGACAACGCGGACTCAATGACGCAGCCTTCCATCGACCGCATAGACCCTGACGGGAATTACCAACTAAGCAACTGTCAATTTATCGAAATGCTTCTAAATCGCAGACGACTAGCCCGTTGTCCACGCTGCGCGGCCGAAAAACCACGCAACCACCGGGATTATAGGAACCTCTGCGCCTCATGTTCCAAAATCGGCATGTGCAAAAGATGCGGCAAAGAATTTACTAGAGAACGAAAAGAGCAGATTTGCAGGCCGTGTCTATGGATCACTAAACCCTGTTCATTTTGCGGTAAACCTTTAACGCGGAACTCGGGCCAAACTAAGTATGGGGCTCGTAGTAATCTGTGGTTTTGCTCAAAGAGCGAACAAGGCAAATGGCTCGGGCAATTCCACTAATATTTTTTTATCTATAACGGCGAATGATCAAGTTTTTCTTGATCATTCCTTGCGCTCGCTCTCGGCTTGGGCGGCGGTGCGCATCTTCCGAATAAACTCAGTCCTAAATGTCATCGTGACATATTGCATGCCCACCTTTTCCGCCTCGGCCACGTTCAACATCGTCGCATCATCGAAAATCTTCTCCCGCGAGGCCCGCTCTGCGGCTAGCTGGTTCGCATAGTAGAGATCCCTTTGCACGCTGAGCGCATAAAGCTCTTTTAGTTCCTGCTCAAGCTCGGCAACTCGCTTGCGCAAAGCATCAACGGTCTCTTTCACGCTATAATCCTCTGGGCATGACTCGCCTATTTCGTTCTCGTAATTCGAGCAACGCTGCTCAAGCTCGGCAATTGAGTGTTGACGCAGAATTTTCTTTAATTCTTCGCGGGTTAGATGCTTCCCCGCTGGATCGCAATAATCGCCTTTATGCGGCGCTTTCTCACAAGTTTTTCCATGCTCAGCCACGACTCACCTCCTTCAAATACTTCTTGGCAAACGCCAAATGATGCTTAAACGCCGCTTTACCCGATTCCATCGACGCCATCTTGCGGACGTGATAAATGACATTGCAGCATAGGTTGAGCGTGCTTGGCGGTTTGCGCTTTCGCTTATTTGTCATCTTTTAGTTCCGCGTATTTCATCGCCCATAACCTTGATTCCTCTGCGTTGAGATTGACGGCTTCCCGCAATATTTTGTTTTCCTGCTCAAGCTCGGCAACTTTGGCTAATGCTGATCGATACTTTTTGCCAATGAGCACATAGCAGTTGCACGGCTTGCCCTGAATCATGGCGTCTCGCGTGTCACAGTCCTCGTCATGCTGATTCGCCACCAGCCCTCGGCAAAACTCCGCCACGGCGGGACGGGCTTCGCACATTACGCACCACACGGAATAGCGCGAATCGCATATATGCCCTACAACACCAAATCGGTGGCACGGCATCCGCTTTAATAATTCCGCCTCGATATCAGCCACGGCTCACCTCTTTCCAGCCGATTCGTTGCAGGACTGCAGTGAGCCAGTCGGCATTAGTCCACGAGTGGCGTGGATCGCCTCCATGACAAGACAAGCATGTCTTGACGTTCAATTGCCCATGTCGGTCCTCCTCCAGAACGACTTCGTGCTCGTTAAACGCTACCTGCTCCGCTTCCGCCTTGGCGACTGCCCATGACAACACTAGCCGCTTGCCGGTATCACCAAGCGCAAACGGGAACTCAACCAATGCACTAATTTCGTCTTCGCTTAGCGGTTCAAGTTTAGCCACGGCTCACCCGCCTTTCGTCTCCGCTAAAGCTTTATTCGCCAGCACAAGCACTTCCCTTGAAAGCACAGCGCCGACTTTTTCAGTCAAGCTACACGCACCGGAGGTATAATCCACCGCATCTAATACCACTTGCAGAGCGGCCCTTACTTTTTCTAAGTCTGTCATCGGCTCACCCGCCTTTCACAAATTAACGCCAATACTCAGGCCAATTAGAAACGCCATGCCAGTCAAAAACCCGATTGTAGTCAAAAGTTGAATCATCGAATCCTCCGGTTCTGCTCTCGATGCAGCAGTTCGTAAATTTCCTGCTGCTCTTCCTCCTCTGCCCGGCGTAGATAGTCAATAACCTGTTCCTTTGTTAATTCCGGCTCCGACGGGCCAGTGCCTGAATTGCTCCTATTGGCCCAACATCGCTCCAGATATTCTTTTTCGGTCATTGTGAATTCTCCTCCACCACGGCTCACCGCCTTTCAAAATCCCCAATTAAGTTGCTGGATTACAATCATGCCGACGATCCCGATTACGGTCACCGCGATTAATAAGAGCTTCATTTTCTGGGCACCTCCTTGTGTTTTAACGCGATTTCTTTTCATTGGACGGAATTACTTCAACTTCTATGTTATATTCGGCGCACACAATTTTTCTTTTCAGCCTAGACAGCGCGTTATCCATCCCCTTCACGTCGATGAAATGGCATTTGTCCTGCTTCAGATCGTGATAGGCAAAATCGAGCTCCACCACGCATACCGGCTTTCCGCGTATCTCGATCGGATAGCGCGGGTGAACTTTTTCTATTCTTATTTCGCCGGCCGTTTGCCTGAGTTTCAATTCCTCGTAACACCGCGCCTCCAGCTTCGAATCGAACGTATAGCCATCCGCCTTGACCTTGATCGCCCCGTATTTGTTCTTTGGGCGCCTCAACCGCCCCGCAAATGACGTTCTTCCGCGCCCCCTGCCCATTACGCCACCCTCTTGATCCTGAACGTCCCCCGCAGCCCAAACGAGCGCTGTAGGGCAAGCCTGGCTGCGCCAGCGTCCAAATTGAGCGTTTCACAGATGTTGCTGAACGAAAAAATCCAGCTCTGGTCATCGCTCATGACCCAGCGCACCGCATCGCCATAGACTTTCTGCTTGCGCGCGCGAGTCCGGCGGATGGCGGGATCCATCTTCAAAACCTCGATTGCGTCCCACAGGATATGCGCCATCAGCTTGCGCTCGGGATCCGGCCATTGAGTTCGGGAGCCGTTAAACAGCTCGATAGTCTGCAGGCCGTCGCCGGTGCTGTATTCCTTAGCCATGGCGCCTCCTATCCCTGCTGCCCCACCGCCAGATTCGGCAACAGCGGATCGGGCGCCGCGGCGTTGCCATTGCGGGTTTTTGGCTCATCCCATGGAGAGACGCCGTTAAGTATCGCCACGTTATGCTCCTCGGCGATCGTCCGTAGCGCGCCCTGAACCAGAACTCGCAACTCGGGGGAGGCTCCGGACACTTGAATCGTCCAGCGTTTTCCCGCGGTGGTTTTCGTGATCGTTAAAGTCTTTTTTTTGGTCGACATTCGGGCTCCTTGGGTTGGCTTAGAAAGTTAACAGCGGCGCATCGTCGAAGCATCGTTTGCGCGCCATCTGGCAATATTCATTTTTGAGTTCCAGGGAAATGCCGGTGCGACCGAGCTTGTCGGCCACCAGCGCAGTTGTGCCGGCGCCTCCAAACGGGTCGAGCACGATGTCACCCTTGCGGCTACCCGCCTTGATGCAGGTCCGCGCTAACTCTTGGGGGAAGGTGGCGAAGTGCGCCTCGGCATAGGGTTGCGTGGCGATGGTCCAGACTGAGCGGATGTTGCGGCCGCCTTCATGCGTGCATGATTCGTTGGGCGCTCCATGATTGCGCGTTAACCCGAACCGCTCAGGGTCGCTAGACCTCATGCCCTTACGCGGATTGGGCGATTTATCGACTAAACAGCTTGAGTTTCTACCAGCCCGTTTATCAACGCTCGTAGGTGCTTCGCGCACAGCGTCAGCATCGAAGAAATATCTCTCCTGCTTACTCAGCAAAAAGATATACTCGTGCGCCTTGGTTGGCCGATCCGTGACGCTCTCGGGCATGGGATTGGGCTTTGACCAAATGATGTCAGAGCGCAGATACCATCCAGGTTCGTAAAGCGACGGAGGCTCTTTACACCACGAGGGAATATCAACAGCCTCCAAGTGATTCAGCTTCGACAGCGCCGTAACGATCCAAGCATACTTTTCGCGGTTATCCCGGCCTTCCTCGCCTTTATTGCGGCCTCGCGTCGTCTTGCTGATCTCAAGAAAGTTCCATGCTAGAAGCGCCTGTTTTTTCTTGCCGACAAAGTACGGGTAGAGTTCCGCGAGCAACCTCGATTTCTGTTCCATGCCGTGAACGATCCAGCGCCAAGTCGGTAGATCGCCTAAATGTCCATTGCTGTGCTGGTTATGCTCTTCCCGCGTGGTTGCCCAAATCTCAAAGCATCGATCTAGTATAGCCGTATTGCTGTTCGTGATAGTAACGTGAATCCCTTGGCGAATGTCGCCGTTGTCTTTGCGTAGGTGCGTAAACCCGCAAATAGTTCCCTCCGCGTCGATCATCGCGGCAAGCCAGACCCTTTCTAACTCGCTTTTAATTTTCCCTGTGTATTGTGGAGCCTGAAGCGCCTTTGCTACCGACCAGGGGATGCCTACGAGGTCTTTTTCTTTTAATCCTCCGACGAGCCGATTCGGACGGTCTGCGCGTTTGCCGTTCTCAAGAGATCCGCTGCCAATTTCGCTGCGTCGATTGCATACCCATGCGCTCGCGTAGCTATCCCCCAAATTAACCCAGCAAGTCCCGTCATCCTTCAGCACGCGATAAATTTCTTTAAATACTTCTACGATGTGAGCAACGAAAAGCTCTGGCGTCGGCTCGAGCCCGAGACAACCGAGCCAGGCGCCGCACCAGCGGCAAAATGAGCCGCGTTCCTGATCACGTCCGTAGCCTTCGCCTCGATTATTCTTGTCTGTTGGCGTGCCGCTACCACCGCGGTTGTCGCCGGGAATTACTCCACCCCACGAATGCGGTCCTTCGCACATAGCGCTACGCGCAGAAGGCCAGATCGAAGGCTTGATCGAATAGTCCCTCAGCCCCCAATACGGCGGCGAAGTGACACAGCATTGCACCGACTTATCCCCCATCGGTATCGCGCGCGCGTCGGCTTGAAGAATCAGGAAGCTCACTTCCGCACCCTCCCCCCACAAAACGCCGTCTTAACTTTGAATATCTCGCGCAACTGCTCCGGGCTCTTGGTGCGCAGCGCCGGCAGCTCGGACGCATAGAACACGCAACAGTCCTGAGTGCTGAGTAATGAGTCCTGAGTCCCCGCCCCCAACTCAGGACTCAGGACTTTTAACTCAGGACTGTTTTCGTCGACCAGCGCGAACCAGATCGGGGCGCCGAGGACTGTTGAGTCGATTTGGACGGCGAGGGTAGCGGACTCCAGTGGTTCAGGGACGGTGATTTTAGGCTCACAGCCGTCCTTTTTTTCCGATGCCTTGATCATGTCCTGCATCTGTTCGGTGCCGCGGGCGATGTTGCGGAAATCGTTAGTGGGTTTCGCTTTCATCTTTCCCGTCGACCATCGTCTCTTTTGCCGCTTTGATTTTAGCCGTGGTCACTCCAAGGCGTTTTGCCTGCTGGCTCAATTCCGCCTTTCGATCCGCTATGCGCTTCTCGGTGCTCTTCAGGTCCGCTGATTCAGACTGACGGATCTGTTCGTGGAGAGCTGCCAAAATTGCCCCTGCTTCTTCCTTGCTCGGCCGCGGCTCATCTAAAAACGTCTGGCTCTCAGTCAGAGAGGCGATGTTTTCAATCAGTTCGGCCACGGTTGGAAAAAACTTACACCGGTCGATCGCTATGTTTACCGCCGCCATCAAGTGCTCCGCGTCAAACTTTTTTAGCCGCTCATGGTAAATAGCCACGGTTGCTTTGCTATTCTCGGATCGCGGGTAAGCAGCGCACAACTTGGCCCAGGGCAACGCGAAACTTTCAGCGCTCGTCCTGATGCCTGAGGAAATCCCTGAGACCTGCATTTCCTTTCGGCTCTGCCGCTTCACGATGTCGCTCATCGGATGACTCCTTTTTCGCCGTTAGCTGATTCCATTTTTCTCGAAGCTTACTCATCGATAAAATATTCGCCCGCCAAAATGAGTCAGCGTGCGCCCACTCGATCAGCTCGCATATCTCGGCCCACGAATGGTTGTCCAAACGGTTGATCTTCTCGGCATCCCAGGCCCAAGACATCAACTGCGCTTCGGTTGGTGCTGTCCGATTCGGGAAGTTTTCAAAGATTTTATCTGAGAGAAGTTGAGCACACATTACAGCCTCCGTAGGAGGCGGGTTACTCTTATTCTTACTCTTTGGGAGGGATGGGATGGGAGGGGAGGGAGGAGGGGATGCTCCACCATTCTTTTTAGCATCCCGAGAAGGGTGATATTCCGCATGGCTACGTGTTCTCAAGCCATCTCGCGACACCAACTCAATGTCATCCCGACTTGAACCGGGTTCCAACCGGGTTGCAGTCGGGTTGGCATCGGGTTGGGGTTGGGACGGCATCGGGACGCGGTCGGGAAGCAACCAGGACCTGTCTCTACACCAGTTAATTATCGCGTCTACCTTAACCCGACTGGTGCGGCACTTGGACGCGAGTTGATTCCGAAGCTGATCGAGGTTGTGTCCAACTAGCCCATCGTTGCGGTCTGATATGCTCAAAATCTCCATCCAAACGAACCCCGCGCGGTCACCAAACTTGTCCCTTAGCTCCCACATTTCTGGATCGCCGTTTATATCGTGCGTAACGTGAAACCAATGACGGATTCTAGGCACCCTGCTCTCCGCGCTATTCTCTTTCAAAAACAGTCTTCTTACTGATAGGTCCAATCTTGATCTTGTTATTCCCGCCGCGGATACGGAGGATAAATGCCTTAAAGGTCTCCCCGTCGTTGGCCACCGCCCGAATAAACCGCTCTTCGCCGTAGAGCTCGGCGTCCTTCAGCATTTTTGGCGTACAGACCGGACAGATCCCTCTCGACTGAAACAACAGCCCGCCCTTTTCTTCGCTGTTGGTGTACTCCCGGTCGCAAAAATCGCACACCACGATCTCGCCGATATCGGCCTCGCCCTGTTCCTCTGCCTGCTGCCAAAGCCGGTTTAGTTCTTCGTTCATGGCTGTTCTCCTTTTCGGGGAAAATCAGAGGTCTTTAGCTTCACGATTAGCCGATGACCTTTCTTGTCAAATAGAGTCTCGGCGGGTCGCCCAACGACTCCCTCCGCTACGTGCGAACCGTCGCCAAGACGCGATTGAAAGCCGGCGCGCACCATCTCTGTTGCATCCTCAAGCGTCATGGCTCCGATGAATGGCACGGTGTCCAAACCAAGCTTCTGCGCTACATCAACGGTGTTCTCCCAACTCAGCCACCATTGACCGGCAACCAACACGTCGAACACGATGAGTTTCTTTACCGGACTGTATGCTCCACCATTCTTTTGAATCCCCGCGCCGTAACCCTCGCCATAGATCACCGCATTCGTTTCGGGAAATACTTTCGCCATATTGTCCGGCGTCACGTTCTCATAAAGCCACCTGATCAAGTCGGCATGAATTTGGGCATTGTCAGACTTGCCGCCAAAGCTGAGCGTATCGCCTTGCCAGATGCAGCGGATATTTGTGCCGTCGATTTTTTCACTCCATTGCCACGACTTCAGGAGGGAGTAAGTCCGATTTTTAAGTTTAGACGGATCGACTTTGAACGTATCCATGTTACGTTCATACAGGGTTTCAATTTTCGGGTATTGCATTCTTTCTCCCTCCGCTTCCTCTTCGTTTATCTCGCGTTCTAATCCGGTGACCCGCGCACCTCGTCCCAGATCACGCCAGGATCGTCGCCTCAAGCTTCGCCGCGAGATAATCCTTCACCAGCACCGCCGCCTCGCGCTTCCAGTTGGTATGAATCTCGAACAGCGCAGCCTGGGGCAGTTCCTTGCCGCTCTGCATCCTGAATAGGAATTGACCGCCGGGCTGCTCGACCTCGATAAAAGTCCGTATTGGGCGAAGCAGGACCGGCGAGGGCACGGTTTGACTGGCGACCGTGGCGATTCCCACCCTCACGTTCACGGTTTGCGATACACCGTCATCCTGCGAGGTTTTGACGTGCTCGTCGGTGACCTTGGCGATGAACTGGAGAATCTTGTCGCGGTCGGGCGTCGGCTCGAACTGAGTCAGTAGTTGGATCCGGAACTGCTCCAGATCGAAGAAACTCCCGAACGAATAGCCCTGCGCGCCGCTGTGCACGTCGACGAGGATATCGCGCCGGCGGTTCTCCCCTTGTGGCTTGCCGAAGAGTTGCACCACCGCGTGACCGCAAAGAATTTGACAGCTATCCGCCTCAAATTGTCCGTCCCGGTTGCTTTTGATGTAGTCGACCAGGCTGTCCAGGGTTTCGAGCTTAACCGTGGGAAACGGCGGCTCCGTGGGTAAGGGCAGGTTGTGAAGCGCCTCGCTGGAGTACGTCTTGCCGGCTACCTCGAAAGTTTTTGGCGTGACGTTCTCCAATAGGGTTGTGATAAATTCTCCGTCAATCGACATTGCCACTCTCCTTAGTGCGCATGGGCACGGTTTTTAACTTGCCGGGTTGTTTGTCGAATAACCGTCCCTGGTTTGGGATCGCCTCAACGGCGACCGGCTGTCCGTCCATCACGCCGAAGAAGATCCGCGTTGCGCTGCCGCGCCTTCCGGCGATCTTCGACTTGCAATCGATGCCGACCATGGCCATGCCGCGGTCCTCGTCGGGCGCGAAGACTACCTTCAGGGTAATCTCGCGCTTGGTCCGCGCCGAGGCGTTCGGATCGGCGATGTCGGCGAGCACCTTGCGGAGCTCGACATCGAATAGATCGATCGCCGCTCCCTGGTTTAGAGTGGTGAGACTCACCACAGTTTCGTTCGGTAATATTTCCGTCATGCTTTGCTACCTCCTGTCAGTTTTTTTAGAGCCGCGAGTTTTGACACGCACTCAAGACACAGCCCGCCGTCGGTGGCGCCCTTTTGTCCGCAGCTCGTGCATTTGCGGTCCATGTGGATTGTCAGCATTGCCAGATCATCATTTGCCATCAGTTGAACCCTTCAATAAATTTCCGCATCTCCGGTTCCGTTCGCAGCAAGCCCGCTACCATCATCATCATGCCCAACGCGATGGCTGAATGATTCTCCGTCTCCGGATGCTTCCCCAGGTCTGACGCCATCGACGCCCACGCCTGATTCGGATCGTTCGCATCGCAGTATTCCAGGGCTCGCTGCTTGCACCACGCTAAATGTTCCGCTCGATTCATTGGCTTCTCTCCTCTCGATTCATTGGCTTCTCTCCTCTTTCTCCGCATCCCCTCCCGCTTAAAAAACCGCATGCACGCCCCGCAGTGAGTCACCTTCACCGGCGGGTGCGGCGCAAAGGCGGTGTTGCGGATCTGTGCGTTGTACTCAGCATGGTACAAGCGCCCGCCCCAGGTCTGGTCCCATCGGTGGCGGTCGGTCATTCCCGCGCTTTTCCCTGCTTGGCTGCGTACTCCGCCTTCCACGCCTCGGTTGGCTCCCACTCCCCGCACGGCCAAACGTAGCTTTCTGGGTCCGGCTTCAATCGGGCGGCGATCTCATCGTTGATGGTGCCGTCGCCAACTGCCGCGTAAGCCAATTCCTTCTCGATATCGCAGGGAAACTTTCCAGCGTAATAGTCCGCTTCAGTCGCCGCCTTGGTACATCGATCACAATTTGATGCCTGCCAATCCAGGTACTGTGTCCCATTCGAGAACGGCCGCACCGTCATTTCTTTGCCCCAGGCGTCTTTCATCACGCACCCTGCTCCGCCTGCTGCCCCTTGCGTCCGCTCGTCTGCTTCGCACTCGCTTCCTTGTGATGAGCGACATGATGCCGTCTGCAAAGCCACCGAACCTCTAATGGCTTTGCGTAATCGTCGTGATGAGCGTGAACTTTGGTTGCGCCGCACACTTCGCAAGGTTTTCGAAACAGCCGCCCATCTCTTAGGGCATTGCCAACAGCAACATGCGCAGCGCGACGGTCTTTGTTTTTCTCAACATAGGCTAGGTGCGCACGCCTCCCTGCGTCCTTACCGGCCGCAGTTTGTCGATACACCTCCCGCGCTGTGACCCGATGGCTCAAATTTGCTCGATCCTTATCGTATTGCCGTTGGCAATCTTTACAAAAAGACGGCCTTTTGCCGTGCTCACAAATCCGCCATTTCACTTTGCGCTCTTTTCTGCTACCGCCGCTTCCGACTGGCGTACACTTTCCGACAGAGGCAAAAAATCTGGAATATCATCGGATTGATCAACTGCCGGCGCATCGTCCATGACAGTCGTCGGCCGACTGGTCAACAACCGGCGCAGCCACGGCACAACATCTCCCGGTGGTAGTTCGTCGGTGGCCTTTATCTGCTCAAGCAAATACTTGATGTCGTACAGTCCGTTCTGAAGCCTCTCCGCGCGCAGATCGCTGATCTTTGTCCATGAACGCGACTCGAAAACGGCGTCGAGAATATCGGCCTTGATTTTCTTCTCCTCTTTCGTCGTGCCGGGAAACGCGCTGATGAGCTCCCCCTCAATTTCTTCCGCGGCGATCTTCTGTGCCTTCTTACGGTCCTCGTAGGAGTAATCGGGTGAGTGAATGAGTGAGTCGGAGTTGCGGGTTGGATCTACAACGAAATGCTTGCCGCCGAGATTGAGCGATGAGATGATCGGCAAGAAGTCCTCAAATTTCGGGTTATCGATCACCTTGCCGTTCATCAAATCAGTGCGGTCTTTCAGTATCGTTGCCCGGTGCATCCACAACGAACCGCGTTTTTTCTTAGGATCTTTTTCCGGCTGTACTCGCTCCATCTCGAAAAGCAGCGACGGCTCATACCCGAAATCAGATTCAACTCTCATCTTGC